CAGCACCAGCACCATTACCAACACCAACACCAGCACCAACACCAACACCAACACCAGCACCAACACCAACACCGATACAAATTCCGCAAATTCTACCATTAGTTCCACCACTAGTCATACCACCAACTCCACAAGTACTGACACAACAGAAAACAAATCTAGCACTAGAAGATCTAAAATTAAATCTAGCGCTACTAGAAGCACAAAAAACAGACAAAAAATTAGTTAAAATAATTGGAAATATTTTTCAAAAACATATACTTCGTAATTCACAATTTATATTTGATTTTACATATAAATTATTTTTACCAAAATGTAGTATTATAGATATTAATGATAAATCATTAAATATTGAAAAAATATTAAATAATTATTTTGATAAAGAATTTGTTAATTTAGATGCATCATGTAAAAAAAAAAAATATTTAAATTTTTTAAAAATTAGAGATTCTAAAAGTATTAATGATGATTTAAAAAAAGCTAATATAACTGTACTAAATTTTAATTTAATGATTTTAAGTATTAAACCATTAGGTTTTGATATACTTGATACTTATATTAATCTTATAAAAGATCTTAGTATAATTGTTAATGAAAGTTTTAAATCTTTTAAAATTAAATTAATGGGATCATCGACTACATTTTATTCTGATTATCCAAAAAAATCGAGTTTTTTTAATGATAACTCTGACATTGATATAGGTATAGTAATTGATGAAGATTATGATGAAAATATATTTTCTCAATTTACCCCAATTAGTAAAGTAAAATCAATATTTTCTCAACCACAAGTTTATAAAAAATTTGGTATAAAACTACTTGAATTTTATAAAAAATGGGGACCATGTGATGGTGCAGAAAAATATACTAACGGAAAATTTGATGGAATTAATTTTGAAAAAATAAAAATAGAAAACACAATATTAAAAAGAAATATTGGAGTTATAGTGTATAAAGATAAAAATCTATTTGATGATGAAATTATTAAACAGAATAAAACATGTGGAACTAATTTTATATCAATTATAAAAAATAACGAAATTTATATTCCTGCATTAAATTATAAAATACAACTTGCATCAATGGATGTAACAAAAAACCCAGTTTTTTTTGAAAAACAATCTAATCCTTTATCGTGTGGTCGTCATGCAATAAATAATTTAAAACAAAAAATAGTTTATGACATAAAAACAAATAAACCTATTAATATAAATAATCCTGTATTTCCAATTAATATGATTACTTTATGTAATCATATGGGTCAGTTACAACCAGCAATAAAATCATCAATTGCATGTAGAAATGATGAAAATTATTCAATTGAATTTTTAATTCCTGCATTATTATTAGTTGGATTTGTTATTGTACATGTTTATGCCTGTGATTTAACAGTTTTATCTTCAATTGAGGAATTAATAAAAAATTTTTGGAATGAAAGAAAAAAAATTTATGATTCTAATATGTATATATTCAATTTAGGAGCATCACATTGGACTTCTGGTAGAAAAATTAATAATAATTATTATTATTTTGATAGTTTATCGCATCAACCAATACAATTTTCTCAAAAAAGTACTTTTATTAAATATATTCTTAAATTAAATGTTATTAAAATATTAGTATTAAATGATACTAATATACCTCAGGATCCATTTAAAATAATGAAAGAACAGAGACTTATTTAGATAATATTTAATATCTAGAATGAATTTTTAATTTTGATTGATTCTCTATTTTTCTACATTTATTTATTAAAATTTGGTAATTATCAAAATCACTCTTTTTAATTTTATCAGTTGCTAATTTTGATTTTTTTGGTGTATTAGTTTTAATTTTATCAGTTGCTAATTTTAATTTTTTTGGTGTATTAGTTTTAATAATATCTATATTTAAACTGTTAATATTTTTTTTATTTCCATCGAATAATTCAATATTAGTTGGTTTTAAAAATATTAATTGTTTTTGTATAAATGAGTCATTACTAATAGTTAAATACTTTTCTATTAAAAATATCAAATTTTTCATATCAAGTTTAAAATTTGATTCAGTATTTTCATTCATAGAATTATTATCTAATTCATCTACACTTTTTGAATAATTAAATGACATTATTAAGTTTAAATAATGAATATATCAACTTTGTTTGATATCTAAAGATGAGTGTATAGCACTAAATTGTAGCAAATCATTAATGAGATAATACGGTAAACATTCTAAAAAACATATCAGTATATTTTTAATTTTTCAATTTTTTATGTATTATAAATTTTATAATATAATTTGATATTTATTGCAACTAGAACATAATTTACTAGTTCTAATGTATATAATAAAACTAATAATGCTGAATGTAAATTAAATAAAAAATTCCTTGATTTTTATTTATACATAGAATTATTATATAATAGATAATATTTATAAAAGTATCAATTAAAATTACTCTTTATTTATTTATATTATAAGAGTATCATAAATAAATAAAGATTAAAAAATTATTATGAAAAAAATATTAATAGTTGAAGATATAGATTAACAAGTTTAATCTTATAGCCAAACTTGATCAATTATTATTTACTAACTAGTAAAAGACCTATATAATTTACAAAAAATACTTAATTCCATTAAATGATCAAATATATTCAATTATTTATACTTTAATATTTTTTGATTGAATTAATTAGCAATTTAAAAATTGCTATGGATGTAAAATAATAATATAATTTATTATAAAAATTAAAATAATAATATTAATTAATTGTATTTATATTAATATACAATTTATTGAATTAGTATTACATAACTTGCCAATCTGTATCATTCACTGTAACTCGATTAATATCAGAACTCGAACTAGAATTTATTATATGCATTGAAGTTTCATCGTTTTGATTTATAACTAATTCTTGTGTTGCTACAATCATAGAATCATTGTTATCACCAATGATTCTTTGATATAATTCCTGAATGGTATTTTCCAATGAATAATTGGAATCCAAAAATATTTGATATTCATCTGCATATGATTTAATATCTTGTAATACAGAGTTTTTATCATGTTTTGTTGTGATTCTAATAAAATCATTTTGAAGAATTGCTTGAGCTTTTTTAGTATGTACTTCAATACATTTTGAAATATTTGCACTAATAGGATTCAAATAAAAGTCGGAGTCGAAATCAAATAGTGGTCTATTTAGTACATTTCTTAACGACCATGCAAGATATCCCCTGATTAATTCAGGAGTTCTTTGAGGGAGATTAACAAAAATTTCATGTCGTTCCCAGCATCCAAATGATACTCCAAATATTTTATTTCCAGTATGATCACCACATGTATCAATAATAACAACAACAACAGGATTTGATGAAATTTTAGCTTTTTCTAATTCTTTATTAACAAATGCCTGTGCGGTCCTCTGGTCAAATCCTTTTACGCTATACTTATCAGTTCCTTCAATATAACATTCTCCGCCATTTTCTTGAATTTTCTTTTGAAGATTTTTCCAGATGGTTGTCTTACCTGCACCAACTGTTCCTTTACCTACAATTAGAATTCTTTTTTTATTTTGTGATCTAATTGTAGTATCTAAACTTGGAACATTTGTAGAAGGATATATGGGTGTATGACGAAAAACAAATTTTGCATCAAATGGATTAGGATGATCATCTGAAATTCGAATTGTATTCAAGTTATTTTCAAATGGTCCAATTTGTGTAAATAGTATATCTCGTCTATGACAATCCATACAGCCAGTTTTATTAGTGATAAATGAGTTAAACACATTAAAACTAATAACTTTTTTTGGATCACATGTAGTATTTCCAATCGAATGGGTATTGATCATCATTCCACCAGTTAACGATACATTTTCATGTGAAACCGGGCATTTGATATCAAGAGTTTTTTCCAATTTGAAATATTTAATTTCAGAAATATCATCTCGTGATATAAGAATTCTAGCTAAATTTTCAGGTACTTCCCCAAAACTATCAATGATTTTTTGTTTAGAATGTGATATCTGCTTTTTTGCTAATTCTGAATCAAGACTTTGGCACATAGCATACCACAAAATCATTGGATCTATAGTATCAGAAATTCCTATGTATTTAGAACAAAAATTCATGCTTTTATAAAAATTATTGATTTGACCATTATTAGGTAATGGAAATTCACCTGAAAGCAATCTAGAAAGTTCAGTTTGATCACGATTAAGTCTTTTCTTACCAAGCATAGTTTTGGCTAAATATCTATAAGACATTTTTACTGTCTCTGGTAAATTATTAGTACATACTTTCATTGACATTGCCATTACAATAAACATAATAGCATCGTCTCTAGGATCAATAAAAATTCCATTTACTTTAATAATTTGACTCATGATAGTCCTAGTAAATTGACGAATTGCTTGAGGTGTAATTTCTCCATGATTAATATCACCTGTAAAAACTGGAAAAATAAATTCTATATCATTAGAATCTATTCTAATTCCAATTTTACTATAATTTACTCCATTAACTTTAATATCGCTTTCTAATAGATCTGCATCAACACTAATAATTATATTACCAATTAAATATGAAATTGCTGTGCGGCGAATTCCTAATACTTGTTTGATATTTTTAGATCTAAGTAGTTCATCAACTTGTTTATATAGTTCATTTAATCTTGATCTAAAATCAGCATATATTAAATCTGTTGTTCGTGTACCTTCAATTGCTTGTTTTAACATAATTGTAGCCAATGCAGGATCAATATTGCAATTATCAAACCAAAAAATTGATGAGTATCTAAACAATAATTCTGATGACATTTTTGGTGTCATATCTTGTACTAATTTTTTAATAGTAAGAATAATATTCTGAATTATTCTCATATGACTATCCAAATTATTATTTTCAGCAACATGTTTAGTCAAAAGATTAAAAAATGTTGGTTCTTCATTTCTAGGAAAATAATAATGACCAAAAGGAATAAATCCTAGTGGAACATTAACTCTAGACATGTGAGAAAATCCATCTAAACATGTTGGATTATATGAATCAAAATTTGTAATCAAATCTTCGAGTCTTTCTCTTTGAATAATTCGTGCCAAAGAACATCCAGCAGCATTAGTCATTTCAGCTGATAATGCATAATTTCTTGTTTTTGGTTCCACAGCTAAAATTTCAATTTCAATATTATTTCTATATCCATACAAATTTTTTATTGCATTTGCTAAATTAGATTCATGTCCCGAATCAACATTCCCATCTGTAGGAACTACAATTTTAGTTGGTCCATTATTATTGAACCAATGATTATATTCTGGTCTATTTAATGCATTAAATGCTAGTCCTGGTTTAGTTGATGCAAATTCATTTTTATTTGCATAAACAACCGCGAATAAATCTGTAACTTTGGATGTAACATAATCAAATGTCCAAATTCCATTAATAAAATTTTTGCTATGTTTATTTTCACTATTCCAAAATATAAAACGAAATGAATTGTTTGGATACTTTTTTAGTAAAACATCTTTCTGTGCCATAAAAACAACATTACCACATGGTCCAAATTTTTCTGTAGTTGAACCAGATGCATCGACAAGCACAATAATAGGCCACGTGACGCCTCCTTCATTTGATCTATAAGGTGAAAAATTCTTAAAAAACTCTTCAATATTACAAAATTCCATAATAGATATGGATTTAAATCTGAGTTTAAATTTTTGTTGGCTACGGTAAAATCGTAGATTTTATCCTAGCAATCTAAACTTTGTTTAGTTGGCTACGGTAAAATTGTAGATTTTATCCTAGCAATCTAAACTTTGTTTTGATGGCTACGGTAAAAAAAAATTATACTTAATTTTAATCTATATATTTTTCAATTTTTTTTAATATAAAAAAAGTAAGTCACAAAAAAATCAAGAAGTTTTTGCTAAATGAATTTCTGTCAAAAAAAATACTATTTTATAATTATTTTAAGTTTTTAATTAAATTTGGATCTTTATGAATAAATGATATTAATTTATATCTTGGTGATATTCTTTTATATTGATAATTATATTCTAATTTTGGATATAATAAATTGAATAATTTAATTTTATCATTAATATTTTCTTTAGAATTGTTATTTTCCAAATGAGATTCATTATTCATTAAAAATATTATTTATATATAAATTAAAATTATTAAATAATCAATTTTTTTATTGCAAATAATAAATTGGTTTATTATTTTCTTGTGCATATTCAATTTCCGATTTAGTAGATGAACCAATATAATTATCAACATTTAAAACATAAATACAATCTGACATCATAATTTTCTCTTTATGTAATAAATCTAATTTTTCTTTTTGTTCATCTGTTATTTTAATATTATCAAAATGCATAAAACATCCTGGTTGTAATATAATTTTACCTGCTAATGTTAAATTTAAATTAGCAGTATCAAAAGCTGATTTAAACTTTGTAGATCCACATAATGTAATAATTTTATGATTATCCATAAATAATAAAAAATATATATTATTAAAATTAAATTTTTTCAATTTTTATAAAATTTGTATATAAATTATAATTTTTAGAATTTTTATATAATTGATTCAAATTCTAATCGATATTTATTAATATCATTTTTAAATTTAGATGCATTTTCTTCCCATTTTAAAATTGTACATAAAATTTCATCTTTCTTAAATTTAAAATGATTAGCTATTATTTCTTCAAATCCAGATGGTGGATTATTAATTATATCAATCATAGCTAATTTAATAGTATTAGGATGAATTTCTTCATTATATAAATCTGATTTTTTTTTTCCTTTATCTGTATTTATATCTCTTTCGTATCCAGGTTCATTAAAATATGGTTGATCAACTAATATTAATGATTGAATTGATATTAAAACTTGCAAAAATGTTGACGTATTTTTATTCCATTTTTCACCATCATTACCATTCCATGTATTTAATAATGATAAACACACTTTGCCGCATTTATATAAATTAGGATTAAATCTAAAATGATTATTTCCAGTAGTATTTATTAATACTTCAGGTACTGTATTAGGATAATCTGCAGGAAAATATGCATGAAATTCAAAAAGTCCGTTTTCATATGGAGTATCTTTAGGACCACTAATTAGAAAAGATAGAATATTACAATTATCTTTTGATATTCGAATCCATACTGACGATTCCCAATTTAATGGTAATTCAGTTTTAAAACCAGATATTTCTGATAATATTCTAATTAATGTTTTTTGTTCAAGTTTAATATTTTTTTTATTATAGAATCTATGTTGCGATGATAATTCAAATTTATTAAATTGTAAATTTTTCATTATATTAATATAATCACTAATATTATTAATAATATTTTGATTTGATTTGTTATCAGAAATATTAGATATTTCTAAATTTTTATAATAATATTTTTTTGCTATACCATGAATAAGAATCATATTTGATGAAGTATTTATAGAATTATTTAATAAATTATCAAATTCATCAAAAAATTGTTTTAATTTATTTGATGTTTCATTAATAAAATTATTATTTAAATTTTTATCAATAATAATATCAAGCAATAGAAAAATATGAACATATAATTTTTCGTATTTTTCTATTTCTAATAAATTTATTTGATTAATTTGATTAGTCAAAAATAATAATAAAATATTTATAATATCTTCATCTGTATAAATTTCTTTATTATTATTTATTAAATTGTATATATTATGTAGTATTGTTATTATTTCTTCATTTTTATTTTTTTGACTTGTAATATATGAATTAATATCCCAAGTAGTAGCATTATTTGAACTATAACCAGTACCAGATTTCCAATATTTAGGATTATTAGAAGTATCAATTTTTGGAATAGCAATTTCTAATTTAATTTTATTAATATTATCATATTTAATAATATTTAATAATTGCATTATATAATTATTTAAGTCGTTAATAGCAATATCATTTATATTTATTGTAAAATTTGTAATAATATATTTGTATCCAATAGTTTCAAATTGATTTGCTATATTAATAATCAAATATTCTAGCGTAATATTTGATTTCCAATGTTGATTTTTTAATATATTTAAATCTAACAATCCAATTAATAATTCATTTTTAATTTTCGGTTTTATATAATAAATTTTAGGAGGTGTAAATGGATAAGAAATAGCATCTAATATTAGATTAAATTCAATATAATTGTAATGCAAATTATTATTAATATTATTAAGAATAATTCCTATGTTTGTTTCTTTGCCAAATATTAATCTTACAGTTATAATGTATGGATCTGAATAATTAACAGTAATATAATGTTCATAATTTCTATTATTATTTATAGTTTGAATTTCTTTGATAATTAATTTATTGATTTGTAATGATGAAAATAGCAAATTGTTAGGTGTATTGGTTTTATATTTATTTAATGACTTTTCTAATTCAATATAATTAATTTTAAATTTAGTATATTCTTGAATCTCTTGAAAAATATTAAATGTATCAGATATAATAAAATGATTTGTATTAATTATCTTATATTTATTTATAATTTCTAATATATTATTTATTATAATTATAGGAGATTTAATTTTAAATATTATTGATAAGTTGAAATTATTAATAATATTTTTAATTATAAGTTTATTTTGTGAATTAATTGTATCGTCAATTATTAATTGTTTTGATTGATCAAAATAACAATAAGCATTAAAATCAGTTATTAATTTAAATTGAAAATAAATATTATTTGATATTGATTCTGCATTAGCAGATTGCTGATTTTCGTTAATCAAAATATTTAAATATATAACCATATCATTAATAATTTGATTATAATTTAATAATTTAATATTGTTAAAATTTTCAATTATATTTTTAAATTCATTCATTTGTAAATTTAAATCCATTAATAAGATTAATATATATATATAAAATTATTCTTGTTCAATTTTTTTTTTAAATATTCCTACAAAAAATGATATATATATATCACTAAATGTTGATTTTGCAATCATATTTTCTAAATCAGATATTTCCGATATATAAGATAATGATTTATTTAAATTATTTGAATCTTCTATTATCAATAATATAAGTTCTTTAAGTAATATTGATAATGAATATCCTTTTAACATAAATAAGTTTTTTATAATACCATATGATTTATCAAAATTATGATTACGGTCTAATAAAGTATTTAATATTTGAGTTAATTCTATTTTATTAGGAGTACCTGTGATTTCATGACATAATTCAGATGTTACTTCTGTTGTTTGCATCATTATTGATTGAAATAAATTTATAGCTTTTCTTAAATCACCTTTGGATAAATATGCTATCGTATTAATAATATTATCATCAATTGTAATATTTTCAGCTATTGCTATTTGTTTTAATTTTTTATGAATAAATTTAATTTCAATATTACTAAATCTAAAATTTGCACATCTTGATCTAATTGCTGAAATAATTTTATTTTCATAATTACAAATTAAACAAAATCTAATAAATGAAGAATATTTTTCAATTATTCTCCTCAATGCAAATTGAGCATCAAAAGTCATTGAATCAACTTCATCTAAAATAATTAATCTTACTCCTTTAATAAACATATTTGATTTTTCAGCAAATCCTTTAATATCTTCTCTTACCGAATTAATGCCTCTATCATCTGATGCATCTAATTTCATTACCATTAATTTTATATTATCACCATATATTTGTTTAGCTAATGCCATAATTGTTGATGTTTTTCCTGTACCAGGAAAGCCATAAAATAATAAATGAGGTAATGATTCATGTGATAACAACTGTTTAATAGTTTCTATATTTTGATCATGACTAATTATTTCATCAATATTACTAGGTCTATATTTTTCAACCCATGGTAAATATTCATTATCAAATTCATTTGATATATATTTTGATTCACCATAATTTTTTATATCTAAATTAGATTTCATTATTTCTATAACAATCTATAGTCTTTAAATTGTTATCATAATATAATAAATTAAATTCATTAGTTGTATAAACTCATCACAGCCTTTAATTAAATATTGATCAATTTCTGCTATTTTACAAACAATTTTAGCTTTTTTTTCACTTTCGATTGTTGAATTAATAATAAAATCATGAAATAATAATATTTGATTAACAATTGAATATCCATTATTATAAATATCATTAAGTAATATTTCTACATTTTTATAATCTTTCAAAAAAATTAATTGAATTAAATTATTAAATATGTCAGATGGTATATATCCAGATAATTCATCTAATTTTAATAATATTAATTCAGAATTTTTAGTACTATCTTTAGTAATACACAGATTTTCGTAAGAACAATTTTCTAAGCTAAGATTATAAAATTCAGATTTATTATTTAAACTACAATAACATTTTTGTAATAAATTTATAGCTTTTCTTAAATCACCTCTACTATTTATTTTTATTTTATTAATTATATCAACTGTACAATTAAGTTTTTCATTATTACATATGTATTCTAATTTTGAAGTTATATCAATAGAATTTACAGCCTTAAATCTAAACATTGAACACCTTGAAATTATAGGATCAATTATTTTATTATAATAATTACATATAATACAAAATCGAGTAATTTTTGAATATTGTTCCATTATTCTTCTTAATGCAAATTGAGAATCTATTGTCATTGTATCTGCTTCATCTAAAATAATAATTTTCCAGGGTGGTAAATTATCTATTTTTTTTATAGATTGTTTAGCATAAGTTTTTATTTTTTCTCTTATAATATTTATTCCCCTTTCATCTGATGCATTTAATTCTATAATTCTACTATTATAATGTTCCAAACCAAATATTTCTTTTGCTAAAGCAATTATTGTTGATGTTTTACCACATCCAGAAGGTCCGAAAAAAATTAAATGTGGTAAATTTTTATTATATATTGATGATTTTAAAGATTTTATTATATTAGTTTGGGAACATATATCGTCTAATTTTGCAGGTCTATATTTTTCAACCCATAAATAATTATTATTCATTATTAATAATAAATTACAGTTATTCTTAAATCATTTTGATTTATAAAATATTTTATATATTGATAATATATATGCAAAATACAAGTAATAATATTTTATGGTATAATAATCCAATAATATTATTTAAAAATTTAGATCAATTTTTTCCATATAATGATTTAAAATATTCTGAAAAAATTAATTCAATTGCAAGATTAGCCGTTTATTTAATAATAATTATTAATGTAATTTCTCTAAAAAAAGAATGGTATATTGTTGCATTAGGATTATTAATATTAAGTTATTATTATAGTATTAAAAATCATCATTTAATAATAAATGATGATTTAAATAATAATGTATTTCAACAAAATAATATTTATAAAAATACTCCAAATAAAGTAATTATTAAGAATACTATAAATAATCAAGAAGAATTTATAGAATGCAGTAAACCAACAATAAATAATCCATTTATGAATTATACCTTAGGCGAACAATATAATTCAAATAAAAATAAATCCAAGAGATATCCAGCATGTAGTTATGAAGATGTTAAAGTAGATATGAGAAATAAATTCAGATCAACAATAAATACTGATTTAACAGATGTTTGGGGTCAATATATTTCTGATAGAAATTTTTATACAATGCCAAATACTGATATTGTTAATAATCAAGTAGAATTTGCTAAATGGTGTTATAGTTCCATAGATAGTGGCGAATGTAAAACATATGGAAGTAATTGCATTAAATATCGCGATCCCAAATATCATGTAGGAAGATATTAATATTGAATTAATTAATCATATGCATCACCTTCAATATCTCTTAATGTAATTGTATCTTTTGATTTATTATAAATAAGAGTTGATTTCTAAAATTATTATGATAATAATTAGTTAAAAATATAATTTATATTTTAATTTAATGAATAATTTATATAAAAAAGATAAATTTCTTACAAATAATAATTATAGTTTAACTAATAATAGATTATATGATATTAAAAATACAATAGATAATGAAAATAAATTAATATCACCAAATATAACAGATAAAGAAAAAATACAAATTGTATTGTCTAATAAATTAGATCCTGATAATTATTCATTAAATTATTCAAATAGTAAAAAAGACTTAACTGATACTATTGATTTTTATTATAATAATAAAGATAAAGGACCAGGTAGAGGATTTGGTAATTTGAATGTATCGAATGACATAAGAAATGGAGATTCATCTAGATTAAATACAAAAAATTTTAAAAGACAACAAGAATCATCTCAATTATTTGAATTTCAATTTTCATATTTAGATAAAAATTTTCAAGATCCCCAACATATTGTAATGCCAATTCCACGCGGAGGTGAGTCAACAAGAACACAAAATCAATTAAATATAAATAAATACAGAATTGATTGTGAATCTAATTTTGAATTTAATTATTAAATATGTTTTATGATCAATTATAATATAAGTTTTGAATTTTTTGCATAATGGCTTAAATTTGTTATATTTTTGTATAAATTATATTATTCATACTAATAACATAAATAAAGAATTAAAAAAATTAAATAAAAATTTTTGCATATAATTGTTTAAAGATAAATTTTATAATGATATATATGACAAAATATAATCTTAATATCGAAAGAATACCACATAAAGATTTAGATTTTTTATTACATGAAAAAGTGATGAATTTACCATCTAAAGTAGATATCAGAGAGACAATGCCACCAATTTATGATCAAGGACAATTAGGCTCATGTACAGCAAATGCTTTGTGTGCAGTAATGCAATATGATGATAATGTATTAGGTTCGAGATTATTTTTATATTATAATGAAAGAAAACTAGAACATAATATTCCTGACGATGTAGGAGCAAGTTTATCAGATGGTATTAAATGTTTACAAAATTATGGTGTCTGTCCAGAAACTATGTATCCTTATGAAGTAGAAAAATTTGCTGATAAACCATCACAAGAATGTTATGATGAAGCATTAAAGCATAAAGCAATAATTGTAAAAAATATTTTACAAGATGTAACATCCATGAAAACTTCATTATATAATGGTTGCCCATTTGTAGTAGGTATTTCCGTATATGAATCATTTGAAAGTCAAGAAGTTATGGAAACAGGTGTTGTACCAATGCCATCACAGGGAGAAAAATTATTAGGAGGTCATGCAGTTGTTTGTATTGGATATAATGATATAGATAAAGTTTGGATTATGAGAAATTCCTGGGGTAATAAATGGGGAATGCAGGGAAATTTTACAATTCCATATTTATATCTACTTGATTCATCATTAGCATCTGATTTATGGAATATATCGAAAGCCGATTAATAATTAATTTAAAAACACAAAAATATTTTTAATAATTTATTAAAGTTTACGTTTATATAATATATATTTTTTAATATATATTATATATGAATAAAAAACAATTAAATGAAAAAGAAAAAATAATAAAATGCTTAAAATCTTATCTAACTGCAAAAAAATATTACGAAACAGATATAACTAAATCTATTGAATATTTTCAACAATCAATTAGATTAACAAAAAATATTAGTAATATCGAAAATACCAGTATCATGGAATTATTAGATCAAACTGAAAGTGAATGTTCAAAATATATATCTCTATCATTAAATTTATTATTTGATTTATCATATAATATTTATAATAATACAATAAATTTATTTGAAATAATAGAAACAGGTGATATTAAAATAATTAAAAATTTAAATTATAATGAATTAGATTTTAAAGTTTACAATGAAGAAGGTTTAACTCCATTACATTATGCTATTAAATATGGTGATACATCATTTATCAAAGAATGTTTAAAATTGGGTGCATGTATTGATGAAATTAATTTAAACGGACATACGTTATTAGAATATGCATGTTTAGAAAAAGATCCAAATATTATTAATTTTTTGATTCAATATGGTGCAGAAATGAAAAAACATTTATTATTTAGAGAAAATAATAAATATAATATAAGAGGTAATAAAATTGATATTATATTATTAGAAAAATTTATATTAGAAAAATATTACGAATTAAATAATTCACCAAAAAAATTAAAATATTTGGATTGGATATGTGATATAATAGATGTTAATCAGATATTAGATATTGATTATAATAATGATAATAATATAAATTCTTTGAAATTATTTAATTTACTTGAATCCATTGATTATTTATTGAACAATATGAATGAAGAATATAGAAATACATATTTATTAATAATAAAGGAAGAAACTAGTTATGAATATGGTTATAAATTAGATTGTCCAGATAATAAATTAGATATTTTATTATACAATTTGATTCCATTTATTGATTATGATAAAAATATAAGATGTAATTGGTTGTTAAGATTAGAAATAAAATATTTAATATTTACAATTTTAAAAAAAAAATATAAGTTTGTTGAAGTAAAAAATGAAATAAAAAAAATAATATATGATTCATATATAAAAACAAAACTATTACCAGAGGGTTTAATACAAATTTTAACATATCAAATTATTTATAAAATAAAAGTTTAGATTTTTATTTATAAATTTTTTTCTAAATAGTATTATATAAAAGATGAGTTCAAATCGTTTAATTTATGATAAATGCGCTTATGCAACAGAAATGAAAGAAAGTACTAGTTCTTTAGAATATAATTTATTCAAAGGAAAATATGAGAATTCTATACAATGTCCAGTTGGTGATTTTACTAATATATTAGAATTTGGTACACGTGCAGATGTTGAAAGTGAATTATATGGAATAAATCGTTTAGGATCTTTATGTCCATCTTTAAAATATAATCCTGATAATAAATTTAAAGCTGTCAATTTTACTCCGTCAAGAACATGTGATTCAATTTATTTTATTACACCAAATAATATAGAAAAACCTAAAACAAATATGTTAAACTGTAATAAAATTGGTTTTTAATTAAATTATAATAGTAAAATATTAAACTATAAAAATAATAATTTAATATTTTTTTATACTTTAAATATATAGAAAAATGTCTTCAAATAGAACTATATATGATTCACAAGCATATGATCTACAAATTGATAGAAGCACCGGACCAGGTGATTATAGATTATTTGGTTCTTATGCTGAGAATATAAATCAATGCTATTCAGCTTTTGGTCCAGTAGGATCAAAAGCTGATGTATCATTGGTAAAAAAAAATGATGATTTTACATTTACAGAAATGACAGATGTTGAATCTCAATTATCTTGGAGAAATCATAAATTATCAAAATATAATAATAATAATTCAAATCCTATTTTAGTAAAAGTGAATAATAAAAATGAATGCAATAATAAATTAAATGCTGAAGATACGCGATTTACTCATCCAATTGACAATTATCGAAGTATGAGTTTATTACCATATCAATACGAGCCATATTTACATGTTAATCCTCAATGTCATGTTCAAGAATCACATGATCGTATTGGTCTCAATTCAAGATTATATTCAAAAGATATGTATATATTAAATGAACAAATTCCATGGGATAAAGGTGATGCTCTACCTAAAGAAAAATTAATGAAAAAATCAAAATGTCTATATACTAAAGTAGATTGTGATGAGACATTACCTGATTCAATACCTATTAAAAATCTCAAACCAATGCATTTGTGTTATGATTAAATAAATATTCTAAATATTTATTTATAAATGTATTTAATAATAAATGTCAAGTATTTTATTAAATCCATTATATTTTTCATCTACAGGTAATAATATCAATTCATATAATTCGAATATGAAAGAACAAATAAATAATATCGAAATGAATCAAATTAAAAATTTAAAAAATAATGCAGAATATTTAAATCAATTTGATGATTTAAAATTTGATAATACAAAAAATCCAGTATGCATTAATGAAACAAATACAACATATAAAGGTTTTAATACGACTTTAGAAAGAAATTTAGATTTTAAAAATGGATATTCAAATATCCAAAATAAAAATATGCATTATGATGTAATAGAAGAAAATGATTTTTATCATAATAACATGATTCCAAATAGTACTAAAAGAGATTTATCCCAAAGATTTAGTACTGATCAACGTACTTTAGAATTATTTACAGGTGTATCATCTAATTATACACCTAAAACTGAAAAACAACCATTATTTGAACCAATGAGAGATTTAACTTGGGTAAATGGTATGCCTGTAGTAGGTAGTGATCTTCAAAATAGATATTTACCTTCTAACAAAAATAATCACGGAAATTTACCTTTTGATACTAACATACGAATAATTCCTGGTATAGAAAATCAGATACAATCAGGTAATAATTCTGTTTATCGTGTTAATCCACTAAATGTTGATCAACTAAGAAGTGAAATTAATCAAAAAATAACCTATTTAAATAAACCCTTAGAAACTATAAAATTAGGAGAAATAAGAGCTCAAGATCCAATTATTACAAAATATAAACTTCCTGATTTTAAAGAAACTAAATTTGATGATTTAATGGCAAGTAGAGCATTATTTGAAGGTCCAATGATGATTGGTGAATTTGTAGATATAGATACACAACGTAATGAAAAACAAAATTATTGTCCTGGTCCAGCAATTAATACAAATTTAGGTGACGGTCCAGATAAAACCAAAACAAAATTTGCAGATTCAAAAAAAGAAAATTATATGAACGATCCCTCTCATTCTATAACAGCAGTTTATGATAAACCTATAATAAATAATAAAAAAGCATATGCATCATATGAAAATCAAAGAGATTTTACAAATTATGAAAATACTGGTAATATAAATAGTACAATGAATAATAACAATAATTATACTATCAATTATGAAGACATACCACTTGTAACATTAAGACAATTAACAATTGATAATAATTATATTAGCAATACAAATATACAAGAAAAAAATAATTATATTTTTTCAAATGATATGGTTTTACCAGTTACAAATAGACAAACAATTCAGAATAATGAAATAATAGGAATACATTCTGAAGTAAAAAAATCTAATATTCAAAATAATGATATAGCGCGAAGTACACATAGACCTGATACAACACATAATCTTGCAATTAATTCTGTAACTCAAGATAGAAATGTACCTATATATAATAATAATAAAGCAAAAGATACACATAGACCTAGTACATCTCATAATATTGCAATTAATACTATAACTCAGGACAGAAATGCACCTGTATATAATGAGGATAGAGCAAAAGCAACTATTAGGCCGGAAGTATCACATAATTTGATATTAAATTCAATTACTCAAGATAGAAATGTACCTGTTTATAATCATGATAAAGCCAAAACAACTATTAGACCAGAAGTATCTCATAATTTAGTTATGAATTCTATAACACAAGATCGCAATGTTCCTATCTATAATGAAGATAAAGCTAAAACTACACAAAGACCAGAAATATCTCATAATTTAGTAATGAATTCAATAACACAAGATAGAAATGTTCCTGTTCATAATCAGGATAGAGCAAAAACAACTCAAAGACCAGAAATATCACATAATTTAGTTATGAATTCAATAACTCAGGATAGAAATGTTCCAATTTATAATAATGATAAAGCTAAAACTACCATCAGACCAGAAATATCACATAATTTAGTTATGAATTCAATAACTCAAGATAGAAATGTACCTATTTATAATGAAGATAAAGCAAAACTTACTATTAAACAAACCACTTTGTATAATACACCTGAAGTGAATTTAAGTGATAATTATAAATCAAGTATTTATAATAACTTACAAGATGAAATGAAAAAGACGATGAAGGAAACAACTTTATTTGATAATGGTAAGTCTAATAATATTACAAATTGCATTTCTAATTATGTAATTGATAAAAATTATGATGCTAAAACAACAAATAGACAAACAATTTCTGATATATTATTAGAAGGAACAATTACTGATAATAATATAAATTCAACTTATATTAGAGATCTATTAGATAAAACACGTGTTACTACTAAAGAATTAACAGAAAATAATCAATATATAAGTAATATAAATAATTCTAATGATACAATTACATATACAAGAGATATTAATGATAGAACTAGAACTACAATTAGACAACAAATAGAAAACACTAATTATTTAAGTAATGTTAATAATACTAATGAAAATATTTATATAAAAGATAATAATTATAATAGTAAACCAACAATTAAACAAACAACTTTACAGGCAACACCAGGTGGTAGATTAAATAATACGAACTTTGGAAATATAACTGAATTAAATGATAAACCAAAAATTACAAATAAAGAATCAACAATTCTTGAAAATTATTTAGGCGGTATAAAAGGTATTATAGAAGGTGATATATCTCATGATTCAAGTAATAATATGACAATAAATGAAAGAAGAGAAATCAGTACATTTAATCGACCTGCAAATGGAAAAGCAGATTTTAACGGTCCATATATCAATAAAGAAACAGTAGTATTAAGAGAACCAATTTTATTCAGTTATGTTTCTCATCCACATAAAAATTTAGATCAATCAATCATGCCATCATGTAAATCAGTAACATCAGATAATATATATAATGATATGAAAAATCCTGATGAATATTATATTAATAAAAATTATATTAATACTTTAGAGGATAATCCGTATGTAAATGATATATTTCATCAAAAAAATTATTAAATTTTTAATAAACCAATATTAATATCGTTAATTATATCATCATATATATTAAATATAATATCTTCTTCTTCTTTATCATTCTTTTTAATTATATCATCTTGATGATTATTTAAAATATCATTAATATAATTATAGGATGAAATTATATGTTGTTTGGATCGTGCACCTGTAATAATTATATTACCTTTTTGAAATATAAAAATACTAATTTCTTTATTTTCTAAATTATCATTTTGTGGTGTATATTTTATAATAACACATGCTCTAATACATGGCTCGTATGATGATTTTATTTTTTTTTTTAATAATAAATTATATAATTTATTTCTATCAATTTCAATATTAACTTGATAATTAGAATTTATCATATCTATTTTAAAATCTTTAATATTAATACTATTTAAATCTTCAATAAATAATTTTTCAATAATTTTACCATCTTCTATTTTTGCTTTAATTTCTTTTAATTTTATTATTAATTTATTTAGTACTATATTAATATTTTTTATTGATTTACATCCAGACATTTGAACAGATCCATTTTTAAATAATTTCATATTTATTTTTGGCTCTTTATTTAAATCAGGTGTATAACCATATGAAACTCTCATAACTACAGTAATTTGATTATAAAAATGATTTTTCGAAATGTCAGTATTTTTTGCTTTAGTATCATTTTTTCTAGCTCTAACAGGTTTTGTTTTATTGATTATTAATGTACGCATTCTTTCTTTGTTAATTTTAACAGTTAATACATCATCAGAATTAAGATTCAAATATTTTTCAATATTAGTTATATTTAATTTTGTATTTAATTTACATGATGTGCACATTGTAGATATACTTATATTATGAGGTAAAACATTTACTTCTTTATTTAAAATATCTAAGTAATCAAAATATTCAATTGATTCCCATTTAGATATATATTGATTATCTTTTTCTTCACAATATTCATCAAATTTGACTATATTTTTAGTGTTTGTTTCAATCATTCCTTTAATAACTAATTCAATATTTCTTTAAATTAAAATTTTCATTTTTTTTATATCATTATAATATATGATTTATAAACAAATTAATGATGTTGAAATAATAAATGACCAACATGATTCAAATGTAAAGACTTTGAAGAAACACCTATTAGGGATGCCAAATGGTGTCGATTTTAATTCAACGTTTTTGAATGAACATTATGATTATATTTTAGATATACCATACTCACCATGTAAAAATTTGATAAATAAACATCAAAAATTAAATATAAATATAAAAAAAAAATATATATTTTTAGGGAAAAGAATTATTAAAAAAGAAATAATTAATTAAATTGCTAAAGGTGTAAAATTGTTTTATTTATCTGTTTAAAAAATCAACAATTTTAAAATATATTATATTTTAAAGAATAAATTATAATATATATTAATGAACGAGAATTCTAAAAAATGTCCATTAATTTTATCTTTTGATGTTGGTGTTGTAAATTTATCATATTGTCTATTAACCAAAAATACATTCGACAATAATAAATTAAATTGGGATATAATTGAATGGAATAATATTGATTTAACTAATAGAAATAATGAAAAATGTCATTGTGGTCTTAAAGCATTTTATACAAATACAATTAATAATAAAATATTTTATTATTGTAAAAAACATTCAAAAAATTTAAATTTAAATATTGAATCATTTGAAGATTGTTTTGATAAATGTTTGAATAATAAAAAGTCAGATAATTCTTATAAATGTTGTCATATTTTAAAATCAAAAGATAACACAAAATATTGTGACAAATATGCACAATATAAACAAAAAAATCATCTTAATTCAGATTCTGCAATTGAACCAAATATTGATAATAATAAATATTATTGCACAATACATGCAAAATCTTATATTACAAATAAAACTAAACTATTAGATTTAAAAAATTTTAAAATAAAAAATTCATCGTGTTTAAATTTTGATGATTTGAAATACAAATTAATAATGGAATTAGAAAATAGACCTAGTTTGTTATTAGCAAACTATGTTGTTATCGAAAATCAACCATCTTTTAAAAATCCTAGAATGAAATCAATTGCATCTACAATATATGATTATTATTTAATTAGAGGTATTATTGATAAATCTAGAATTAAATCCAATATTAATCAAGTTAAATTTATGTCACCCTCAAATAAACTTAAATTAGCAGATAATAATGATACCAATGAAATAATTAAAGTCAAAAAAACTGATAATGATGCAAAAACATATAAATTAACAAAAAGTTTAGGAATAAAATATTGTACTGACTTAATAAAACATTTATCGGAATGGTTATCATATTTTGAAAAACATAAAAAAAAAGATGATTTAGCTGATTCTTTCTTACAAGGTGTTTATTTTTATAATCAAAAATAATTCATTATTCAAATAATAATTTATCAACAGTAGTTCGAACACAAAAAATACGATGAAAAAATATTCCTAATAGAAATACCAATAATAATGTATAAATATAATTAAAATTAGGAAAATAATATAAATAAATTAAATAAGCAAATATTATTGTTCCTAATACATCCCAAATAGCAATATTATATATTCTAAATGCATGGATATCTTTTTCTAAATCACCAAATATATTTTTATATTTACAAAACATAAAAATCTATATAATAAAAATTGAAATTAATTTAAAATGTTATTAATTAAAATTAATTAATGTCTTCAAGTGAAATTAATGATAATTTTATTAATTTTTATTCAAAAAATGATCCTATAATAGATGAATTAGTTTTAATACATATCATTGAAAAATGTGATTCATTTTTCAAAGCAAAACTAATAGAATATAATTATAATGGTATTATGAATTTTCAAGATGCAACAAAAAAAAAAAAAGTAATAAGTTGGAATAAAATATTACAGTTTAATAAAAATATAGTTGCAAAAGTTACAGATATTGATAAAAATGCAAAAATTGTTCAATTATCAGTTACATATCTACATGATGATTCATTAACAATATTAAATACTGTCAAAATAAGTAATGAAAAATTATTTAGTCAAATTCAAGATAAATTAATGAAATATTTTAATGAAAATAAACAATTAGAACATTTTATTAAATCATTTTCTATATTAAATAATGATAAAGATAATATAATATATAATTATAATTATATATGGAAAAATTTAATTCATTTTATAGATAGTCAAAGAGAAAATAATAAAATATCTATATGGAAATATTTTAATGATAATATAATATTTTTAAAAGATTGGATTGAAAAATCCAACTTTGATGATGATTTTTATAAAAATTTTATTAATTTTTATAATAAAAAAAATAAAGAAAGTAATTATAAATTAATTACTAAGGTAGGATTAATATCATTAGTAGGTGTTACTATAATAAAAGAAATTATAAATAAAATATTAAATGATATTAACTTTACACATACTTTTAAATATGATTCAACACCATATTATTTATTAGAATCAAATTCTGAAGATACTAATGATAATGATCATTTTAATTTTTTAGAAAAATTAAAAATAGAATGTGTGCAATATCCTAATATATTTATTAAAATTGATTATTGTGCCAAAAAAAAATATTAGTATTTTTTTTTTGTTTTAATTAATCCCATAGTAGTTTCTAAATTTAAATGAGAAGCTGGTAAATTTTTATTACGTTTAATTAAATAGTCAGAATCAATCTCAGAATATATTTTATTTATTTTATCAATATGTACTTCTTTTAATTTATTTATTTTATATGATTCTTCTATTTGCATCTGCCGTGATATTAATGGAGGATGCAAAATTAAATAATCAGTAGTATTAAAATTAATATTTTCTCTAAACATTTCTAAAGTTAATGGTCCTCCAAATTCATTTAATGTTAACCAATGTGGTGCTCGAACAATATTTTTATATTCCGAATAAGTTAAATAATAAAGTAAATTAATTAATGAGTCTCTTTTATAAATTAATGAATCATTTAAATCCAAATTATAACTTTTCATGCAATTAAAACTACAAAAATGACCAATGCAAAAAAATGTATCATTAAAATAATCTTCTGGCAATTGAACTGAAGGTGTTATAAATAAATTTTTACACCACCAACATTTTGTATTTTTTGTAAATGTGCATATGTGTGTAACTACTTTATTTATATTATTAATAATAAATTTATTTTGATTAATTGTTGTATTAATTTCACTACTATTTGAATTATTAGCATTATTATTAATTATATTAACATTATTATTATTACTAATAAACATTGATATATCATTATTATAAGTATCATTAATTTCATCTATTGTTATGGGTATATGAAAAATAATTTTTTCTTCATCAGTATTTATATTTTCATTTATAGATTCTAATGATTCTAATTTTGTAGTGCAATAATTTTTTGGTTTACGTCCTCTTTTTTTTTTTATAACTTCTACCATTACTAAAATACAAAAATAATCTTTAAATTAGTAATAAATATTTAAAGATTATTTTTTTTAATAAAAAAATTAATTATAAGTACTATATATATATAAATGGAAATTAATAAACGAGATTTTAAAATTTTAAATAAATTATTAGAAAATAAGAATAAAAGTGAAATAAATAATTATAATAAAAAATTTAATAAGTCAGATGATAGTATACTAAATCAATTAGTTAATAAATATAGTTCTCAATATATTTACGATTTAATTAGTAAAATTAATAATTATAAAAATAAAATTACAATGGTAAATGAAAAATCTAAAGATTTTTTACCATCTGGATTTATACCTGGTTTTAAATCAAAAATTAATATATTTAGTGATACATCAGATAATACTTATTCTGAACCTAAAAATACTATATTTAGTGATACATCAGATAATACTTATTTAGAACCTAAATTAAACATTATTAGAAAATCATCTAATGATAGTCTAAATAGACAAATATCATCCAATGATTTAGTTCTTAAAAAATCTATGGATTTATTTGCTTCTAAGAAACAAGATATTCAAAAACCAACAAATGATAATAATACTTTGAATAATTTAAAAAAAAATCAATTTAAATCTAATATAATGAATATAATATCAAAATTAAAAATAAAATCTAAATTGTTAAAAGAAAAAACAAACATTTTGATGGATAAAGAAAAAAATATTAACAGAAAAGAATTAGATTTATTAAATAAAGAAAAATTTCTAAATACTAAACTAGCTATTTTAAATGTTGATATTAATAAACTAATTCAAAAAAAAAATGAATTAGAATTTAACATTTTAAATTTATCTTCAATATATAATTCAGATTTAACAGATTTAAATGATATAAAATTAAAATTTGATAATTTAGATAGTGATGATGCATCAGATTCATCATCAGATTCATCATCAGATTCATCATCTGATTCATCATCAGATTCATCATCTGATTCATCATCTGATTCCTCTAGTTCTTCAAATTTATCTAGCTTTGGTAAAACAACATCAAAACTACAACATTTATTAAATAATTTAAAAATAATAGATACTAAATAATTATTTTATGCAAATATTAGGTTTTTTTTTATTTATTTGTTTTTTTTTGGGATTATTCTCGCTAAGAGTTGTATCTGATACTAGTCTATCATTATTTGATGATAATTCATCTTGTGTATCAATACTTGATTTAATATTTGTATTATATGTTATTATACCAGATTTAGTATGAATGCGATTTAATATATCTTTAACTTGTTCAGGTACCTTGATATCCATTTTATTAATTGATTGATTACGATCAATATTTTTATCAGAAATCTGTGAATTATGCATTTCATTATTTACATTAGAAAAATCAACTGCTGAATTATTTTTTTTCATAATATTTTGCTCATGAATTTGTTGTTGAAGCTGTTTTATATAATTTTGTTGTTGTAACATTTGTTTTTTTGATTCAATTTCTTTTCTATTGATTTGTTCTTTTTGTTTTTCTAAATGAATTTCTTGTGTTGTCATAAATTGTGAACTAGTATTTTCTTTTGAATTTATAATTTTACTTAATAAACCGGGATTTGATGCAAAAACTGAATCTAAACCAGGTAATTTAGATGAATATGATTTAGTAAAATGAAAAGCTGATGCTGAAGCTATTAATAAATATAATAATTTGATTTCAGGGGCCATTTTTTTACCTGTTCCTTTATATTTTTCATATATTTCTTCTAAAACATCTTCCCAACTATCAGCTTCAACAGTAATATGATCACTCCAACCAGATAATTCAAAATCAAAAGGATCATACTTATCATTTAAAAATTCAATTACAGATACTGCTTGTAATAATCCAGTTTTAAATAATTTAACTCCATTTCTTTTATCTGCAAAACTTTTAAGTAATTCATATTCATATTCCATTTCATCCAAGGAACTATTAAAATCATAATCTTTAGATAATTCATATCCTTTGCTTTTAATTTCTGATAATTTTCTAATTAACTCAATTTTTTTCATACGTATTTCTTGAGGAGTTAATATTTTGACTTCTTCTATATTACTAATTGTAATATTTTCTCTTTTTTCATATGAATCTAATTTTTTTGGTTTATCATTTTTTACTGAATTTGAGAACGAATGATTTAATTTAATATTATTAGTATTAGTATTTGTATTATTATTATTATTTTTAAAATTATTAGTTTCTGTAAAATTATTTTTTGTTTCTGTAAAATTATTTTTTATTGATTTAGTTGATTTATTTGAATTTTTTGATGTTTTTGATGAATCTGACGATGAATCTGATTTTTTTGAGTTGTTATCAGAAGATTCAGAGTTTATTACAATTTCATCAGATGATTCAGATGAAACTTTTTTTTTTGATAATTTAGTAGGATTAGCAATTAAATTAAAAAAAAAATCAGTATCAGTTGTAGATTTTTTATTTTCTAATAAATTTTCGCCTTTCGCATTTTGATATTCAATATTATTTATAGTTTCTGATTCAGACATTAATATTATTAAGATTCTTTTCTTTATATTAACGCAAGATTATTTTTCAATTTATACATATTATAATATTCATTTATTAAAACATAAAATATTGCTAAAAGAATACTAGTATTTAAATAAATTTTATTATTAAATATATAATAAAAATTTGCAGATAAAAAAATTATAAAAATTATTAACGATTTTATAAAAATATTTTTAAATAAATTAAAAATTATAAAATTATATTCATAATTATTATTAATTAATAAAATATATATAATAATTAAATAATTAATTAAATTTAAAATTTCAATCATTATAATAATTTATATATTTTTTTTATTTTTATAAAAATTATTATCTAGGCTTCATAAATGCTACAATATTGTTCAATTATTGATGCATGGGGTGAAAATAAAATTACAACTAATTATAAAGATTATATGATTGATATAAATAATAATATTGAAAAATTTGATAATAATTTAAAAAATTCACCAAATTTATTAAATAATGATTCATCACCTGAATTTTTTGAGATGCGTACAGTTGCAAAACCTTCTGGTTTTGCACAGCAAGATTATTCAGAAATAACAAAGCCAAATCCACCACAACAAAGAGATTCATCTAATAATCACTCAAATATTAATTCTTGGGAAAAAAATAATAATTTTTTATATATGGATACAACTAATAATAAAACATTATTATGTGATGATTATATTATACATATTAAAAGTTGCAAAATATGTCAAGATAAAATTAAAAATTATTTAAGACCCAATATAATTGATAATTTATATTCATCAATTGATAATAATAAAGATATTATTGTATTAATATTAATAGGAATATGCATACTTTTATTTTTTAATTTGATAATGAATATTACAAAATAATTAATAAAATTAAAATTTTTTAATTTTTTGGAAACCATATAATTATATGTTCAACAAAAAATTAATAAAATTAAAATTTTTTAATTTTTTGGAAACCATTTAATTATGAAACTATAATTATATGTTCAACAAAAAATTAATAAAATTAAAATTTTTTAATTTTTTGGAAACCATTTAATTAATAAAAAATTTGGATCATAAAAATCAGTATTAAATCCATTTTTTTTTAATTTTGATTGAATATATGAATTACAATCTTTTGGTGAATATACCGGTAATCCCACTAAAAATTCTGGAATTTGATACCATGTATAATAATTATCACCTTTACTTGCTAAATATATTTTTTTTTCAACTAATTTGTATATTTTATCAAAAGTAATATATTTTCTATTTTCACGTTCAATTTGTTCTTTAATTAAATCTTCAGCTTTAATCATTAAATTTAAATGAGATTTTAATATTTAAAGAATATTTAATTTTAAATTTAAATGAATAATCAATTAAATTTAAATGAATTTTTTAATACTTTATGTTTAGCAGGTGGAGGTGTTTCTGGTATTATTTATTTAGGAATTTTAAATTATTTAGATAATAATAATTATTTAAATTTATCTTTATTTGATAAATTTTGTGGTACATCAATAGGCGCAGCAATTTCATTTTTATTTGCTTTAAATTACACAATTACTGAAATTATGGATTTTATACTAGAGTTTAATATAAAAACATTGGAATTTGATTATAATATTGATAATATCGTTAATATATTTAATAATTTTGGATTGGATGAGGGTAAAAAATTTAATATTATTTTTAGTAATTTTATATTTAATAAATATGATATTTATGATATTACTTTTAAAGAACTTTTTGATTTGACAAAAAAAAAATTATTAATTATAGGAACCAATTTAACAACTGCTTCAGAAGAATTATTTTCTATAGATACTACTCCTGATATGTCAGTATTAATTGCTTTAAAAATTTCAATGTGTGTTCCATTATTATTTTCACCAGTAAATTATAATTCATATTATTATTTAGATGGAGGATTAATTAATAATTTTCCAATTGATTATTGTAATATAGAAACAACTTTAGGTATATGTCTAGTTTTAGATGGAAAACAAAAAAATATAAAAATAGATAACATTTTTTCATTATTAAAGAATAGTATAAAAATAATACTTCAATCAATTGGAAAACAAAAAAATATAAATAATAATAATAATATCATAAAAGTAAACCAAATATTTAATAATAATTTTGATTTTAATATAGATTTGGAAACAAAAAAAGAACTCATCGAATATGGAGAAAAATGCGCAATAGAATTTATAAAGACTTTTATTGAAGAAAAAGAATTAAAAAAAAATTCAACCGAATTAAATAACTTGATAAATTCAGAATTAATAATTAATAAAAATTTTGAATCCAAATTTACACAAACTGAAATTCAGAATTAAGAGTTCTAATAGTTTATTTTTTAAATATCTAATTTATTATAAAAATATTTTATTAATTTACGTTCATTAGTTATATTTTTAACAAAATATTTAATATCATCAAAATCTAATATTTTATTAGCATTGATATTATAAAACTTTATATTTTCTTCTGATAATTTTTTATTATTTTCTATGTTTAAAATTATTTTATAAAAATTACGTACTATATTTAATGTATTATTCATATTTTTTATATAATCTGCATTATATAAAAAAGCATGTACTAACATTACTTTATTATCTTCATAATTAAAATTTCTTCTTGCAAACATATACTCCTCTAAAATATTATTATATAAAAAATTAATATTCCAAATAGAACCATAATCAATTAAAGAAAATATATATCCATATGTAGGTATATTATATTTTAAAATTTTTATATGTGTTAAATTAGTTTTAACATAACCAATATTTGTAGTTCTAATATCTTGATGATAAAAATTATTAGAATGCATTAAATAAGTAGCATATAATATTTGAATTATCATTGAAATAAATTCATTTTTTTATTTAAATTATTATAAATTTTAGATAAATCACCATCTTTTAAATCACATATCAAATCTAAACAATATTCTTTTAATAATAATTTATCATATGATAATTTACCATCTGGTGTATCATGTATACCTGGTATAAATTCGGGAATTTTTTTAATGAACTTAGCAAAATATATTTCTCTTAATACATCATTATTCAAATCATCTATTATTAATTTTTTTTTTAATTTATCTTTTAATTCAATAGCTTTTTTATTTGAAATTTTTTGACGTTTTAATGCATACACTTTTGAATTTTTTATATATTTAAAAATGCTACCCTGCGCACCATGATTTATTTTTTCCATTTTTTATTAATATTTGAATAATTATTGTCATTTTTATATAATTTAATTTTTTCATCAATACTTAAATTAAAATTTTTATTAAGATCAATATTTTCTGGTTGTAATTTGAATGCTTTATCTAAACTTGAAAAATTAGAACATATAACAGAATCTTCGATATATAGTTTATCAATATCATTTAAATTTATAAAATTTTTACCAATTACATGTATAGATAAATCTGACAAATTATCATCATATTCTAAAATATGATCAATTAGTTTACTATTCGTATTTTTATAGTTTAAGAACTTATCGTTAAAATTATTTTTTTTTAATTCACTATTTCTTTCAATTATTACATCTTCATTTCTATTTGATTTAAATTTGATAAATTTTTCAATTATTGAATCATTATTAATATTTTCATCATACCCATGTATTTTATTTAATTCATTTAATTTCATTTCAAATGATTTGTCTGATTTATTTTTAATCGAATTAATATTTTTATTAAAATCATTTTTTAAATCTATAAAATTATTATTTTTGTTATAAATATATTCATCATATTTTGCACGTAAATTTTTGTTTAATAAAATATTATTAGCTAAAATAATATGCTGATAAATATCCTCTTCTAATTCAGAGTTTCTATCAGGATGATAATTTTTAATTAATTTAATATAATTTTTTTTTATGATATTATTTTCGGCATTTTCATTTATATTTAATATTTCATATAAATTGTATTTTAAATTAAAAAAATCAATATCTATACATGATGTCATTAATATATTATTTAAAAAATAGTTTAAATAGTTTTTAATTTTTTTTTTTATTTATATTATAATATGACTAATTTAAAAGAAAAAATAGAAGCTAGTTTTATGCTAGCTTCTTATTTTGAAACATTAGGATTTAAAAATGGTTTATGGGAATTTAATTATAATAATAATATAAATTCATTAACTAAATATTCATTAATGTGGAATATAATGATTCATCATTATTTAATATTAGGAGGGGCAAATAAAATTAATATTAAAGGTTGGAATTCATCGGATGATACTATTTTAATTATTGATATCATTAAAAGTATTTTAGATGGAGGAGGTGAGGAAAATTATAAAAAAAATTTTATTAATTCTTATGATATGTTATATGAAAATAAAAGAGCTAGTGGTATCAATACAATAAGATCTATACAAATTCTTAAAACAGGAAAAAAAATTAATATAAATTCTGATATGGGTGGTAATGGGGCAGCATTGAGAACAAGTCCTATAGGTATATATTGGAATAATAATATAGAAAAAGTTATTGAAGAATCAATAATATCTTCTTTATTAACACATAATTATTATTTGGGATTTTTAGGTGGTATGGTGACAGCTATTTTTACTTCATATGCTATTAATAATATTAATCCAATATTATGGATCGATAAATTACTAGATTTATATAAAAATAAAATAATACATAAATATTATCCTAAAAATCATAACATAGAAGATTTAGATGATTATATGATATATTGGAATAAATATTATGAAACTAGAATGTCAAAATTAATATATAAAAATACATTAGATAATTTTATATATCCAGAAGAAAGAACTTTATATTTATTAAATTTTTATCCTGATAAAAAAATAAAAAATTTAATATTATCAAATACAAGTTTAAAAGATTTGAATTGGAAATGGGATCTAATTGCTAGTACAGGGTTAGATGTTTGTATATACACATATGATTGTTTGCTCTTATCAATGTATACACCAAATAATATTAATTTGGATTATAATAATATTAAATATAATTTTGATACATTCTTAACATTAGTATCAATACATCCTGGTGATAATGATACTACAGGTGCTATTGGTGGTGCATGGTTTGGTGCTCTTAATGGATATCATGATTTTGATAAATCAAGAATAAAAGAATTAGAATTTTTTAATGAATTAAAGACTTTATCAAAAAAATTTTATAAAAAATTAAAAAAATAATTTTACATATTTAATAAATAACTATTTAAATCAGTTGCTTTTAAATTACCATTATAAATATCATATTTATCATTATTTTCAAAAATTATAGTAGGAAAACGATCAATTTTATATTTTTTACATAATTCTGAATCTTCACAATCATTTATCATTTTTACATTTATTTTAGATGAATCAACCATATTTGTAAATTTATTCCATTCAGGCATAAAATGTTTGCAGTGAGGACACCATTCTGCATAAAATAAATATACATTACAATCTTTTCTAGAATGTTGTACACGTTTTCCATCAACATGTACATTACAATCAGAATAGTTAGTGTCATAAATATTATAATTTAAATATATTATAAATACAAAAAAAAGAGTAATTGATAACCAGAACCAATAATTTTCAATTAAATGGTTAATCATTATATTACCTAAGATAAAAAAAAATATTTATTATAAAAAAATATTTAGAAATTTATGATAATTATTTTCTATACTATAATATATAATGACTCAAAATTTGAAATCAAGATATGACGAATTTATACCATTATTCAGAGATTATAATGATTATAGAGTTAGATTGTTTTTAGATCAATTACAACAATCAACAGATGATTCCATAACACTCCCTTCTAATTTTCCTAGAACTACAACACAACGATATGTTCCTAATGATATATATTTTAGATGGCGAAAACCAAATAAAAATGGCGAATTTCATGTTAATACACCTGAAAAAATGAAGAATGCTTATTATAAATATAAAGCTACTGAATTAGCAGATGATGATGTTCATCCAGAATGGTTCATATTTTTTGTACAGATGAGTACTTGTTTAGATACAGTTACATATGTTTTAAATGGTGTTGATACCATTATCGAAAGCGGTGTTCAAGTCCCGTTACAAACAGTAAAACAAAATAAATCAAAAATGTTTGAAATTTTAAAATCACTAAAAAATGTTTCTCAAAATTCTATACATGAATTTGTAAGAAGTTTTTTATCAAAAATAGCTACATTTGATTCACAAGATAATAGTGTAACTCCTCCTAATTTAAGAGTTGATTTAAATTTTGATACCGATGCACAATTCTTAGATAATATTATAAAAATTAAATTTAAAAGTAAAGAGAAAATAATGGATGTATTAATGCATAAATATTATCCAGCACCCCCTCAAAAGTTTAATCAAGAACATAATAATTATTCAAATTTTATTCTAATAATGTATAGATGTATATTTAATAGTAAGTTTAATTTTACTAATCCCCCTAATAATATAGATTATGTATCATCATATTGGAAATTAATTCCTGATAAATCTGTTTATCAAGAATTACAAAATTGGTTTAATACTAATCCTGCACTTGGTTTTAATATTGGAATAGCAGAAAAATTATATAAACTTATTAATGATATGAATATTTCTGAATTTACATATAATATTGATAAATATTTTATATCAAGACTTTTAGATCAAGAACTTGCCAAACCTCAACCAATAATTACGCATTTCTTTGATGATGAACCTCCTGAAAATCCAAAATATTTCCGCGATAAAGATGGTTTAATTGTCATTAAAAATCAAAATGGTGATTTTGTTAATGCAGATACTGAAGCTATTAATAAACTTTCTGAAGGAGATAAATGTTATGGTACCGGTGTAGTTGAAGCTGTACATCCAGATTTTCCTACAGATCCAAATAAAAATTTAACTTGTACTAATTATTTTCGTGATTGTTTATTAGGCAAAAATATTGATCAATGTAAAATATATTTAAGACAAGAAAATTTTTGGAAAGATGCAAAAGAAGAAGTTGATGCAATGTTACCAGCTATTGCTATTGATACTCTTAAAGCTTTTGAATTTGATTTTTTTAATATTACTGTTAATGGCAAAAATCTTAAAAAAATACAAAAAGTAGAAGAATGGTTGAACAAACAATTAAGTAATGTACCTAATAAATTAACTCAAAAAGAATGGGATGCTATTAATAAAAATCAAAAATTAAAAGGTTATTTAGAATATTTAGTTAAAAAAATAAATGATAATCCAGTTATATTAAATCCTGATTATCAAACCACTCAACATGTACCATCAGATGGACCATTTCATAATATGTTAACAAAAATGGGTATTAAACCATATCATCAACCTAATTTTTATCCTGTTTCAGTTTTTGAAAAATTAAGATTGTCAATAAATAACTATTCAAATAATTTAGTATTAGGTTTAAGATTTCCCATTTATCCAGTTGGAAGAGTTGGTGTTTTAGTTGGTGGTAATGCTTTAACTGAACATTATCAAAATAAATTAACTAATGAAAATCTACAACTGTCAGCAACATTAAAAAGACACTATGCATTATTAATAGAGAGATTAAAAAATTATAATAAAAGTATTCATCCTGACCATCATTCTCAAATAAATAAATTAATCGAAAAACTTAATTCAGTTGAAAAAAAATTATATCAAACAATTATTTACACTGATAAATATGCTGATTTACTTGAACTTTTAGGTGATAATACCAATAATAATGAAACTTTAACTATGGATACATTAAAAGAATTTGTCGATTTAAGAAATAATACATTAAATAAAACTAAAAAAAGACAATTAGATTTAGTTGATGTACTTCAATCAATTGCAGAACAACAAAATCAAATTGAAACCAAGGAAGGTAAATCATTCCCTCTAAAAGATTTAAGAATTAGAAAATAGTTTAAAAAATCATATATATATTAAATTATATATATTAATATGGGTATAGGATTACTAAATTTAACTAATGTAGGTAAAGAAAATATTTATTTATCTGCAAATCCTGAAATTACATTTTTTAAAATTGCATATAAAAGATATACTAATTTTTCAATTGAAGAAACTCCACAATACTTTAAAAGTACTCCTGACTTTGGTAGAAGATGTACTGTAAATATTAGCAAAAATGCAGATTTAATGGGTAAAATATATTTATATGTTGAATTACCATCAATTCAATTTGAAAATATATCTAAAAATAATGATATAAAATTTGCATGGGTTAATAAAATTGGTATTGCATTAATAAATTTTGTTGAATTTGAATTAGGAGGATCTATAATAGATCGCCATTATGGTGATTGGTTAAATATATGGAATGAATTAACAATAGGAATGGGATTAAAAAAATCTTACAATAAAATGATAGGTAATATAAATGAATTAACAAATTTTTCATCAACCAAATATAATTATATATTATATATACCACTATCTTTTTGGTTTTGTTTAGATTCAGGATTAGCTTTACCATTAATTGCATTATCTCATAATGATATTAAAATTCATGTTGAATTTAATGATATTAATTCTTGTTATAAATTATCTCCGTCATATTATATTAATATAACTAATAATATTTGTATTTTAAATAAAGGTGAAAAAATTATTCAAACTTATCAGAATACACAAAATATCGGCGAATTTGTCTATTTTGATAAATTAAATCAATTATTATATTATAATCCAATTATAGGAAAATTTATAGTTCCAACATCTGATAATGATAATAATTTAATACTAACAGGAGAAACATCTAATTTTAAATTATATATTCAAACAAATTCTGTTGTAGTACAAGGGGAAGATTATTTTAAATTTAATACCCCTTCATTAATTAATTCGTATTTATTAATTAATTATATTTATTTAGATAATTATGAAAGAAATAAATTTATAAATAAAAATCATGAATATATAGTTCAGGTTATACAAACATTACCAGAACAACCTATATATTCAATTAATTATATTTATAAATTACCTTTATATAATCCCGTTAAATTATTAATTTGGAGAACATTATTATCTTCAAATAAATTAAATAATAATCAATTTAATTATACATCTATTCCATATACTAATACTGAAGAATCATTAATTAATAAAAATTTATTAGTTATTAATTCTGTTAATAGAATGGATCTTGATTCAATAAAATATTATACAAATATTCAAAAACATCAATATAATTTTTATAATGATCAAAGCGGAATTTATATGTATTCATTTTCATTGTCACCTAGAGATTTGCAACCATCATCTAGTATGAATTTTAGTAGAATTGATGATGCATATATACAATTAAATATGAATACAATTATTAATTATCAAAATCCTGTACTTATTCAATGTTATGCTATTCAATATAATTTATTTAGAGCAAATAATGGAATAGGTGGATTAGTATTTAATTTATAATTTAATAATTTTAGCAAAATATTAAAATTAAATTATTTTAAATTTTAATATTTTAATTTATCCATGCTAAACTACCCATACCACTCATTATTCTTATAATATTATAATCTTTTACTAATAAATCTAAATTATAATAATCTGAAGAACTATTAATATTAGATGTGATTGTTATTGTAGTATTATCAAAATTTGTAAAATTCAAATGACCTGACGGTTGTGAATCTGTTGGATATAATGAAAATGTATAAACATAATATCCAGTTGGTAATGAATTATTAAAACTTTTATATGGTACTATTTTATTAAAATAGTTATTATCTAATTCACAAAATAAATCTGTTCCATTTACTGTAATTATAATAGAATCAACTGGTGATATTTCATTTATAATAGTTTTATTACTATATATATATAATAAATATTGTGCTAATAAATATATATTATTATTTGTATTCATCGCTAATCTATTTGGAGATGATAAATATTTATCTTCATAATACATCAAATATTTTAATAAATCATTACTCCAGATTGTAAAAGTTTGAAAATTATTTATCAATTTTAATATTCTAGAAAAAGATGATTTATCTATTGAATTTATGTAATTATTATATTCAATTGTATTATTTTTAATTATACTAATATCATCAACATAATTATATTCTATATCTGAATTATAAACATTTGTACTAATATAATTATTATAATAATTTAAACTTGTAATATATCTATCATATTTATAATCAAATTTATTTATTACCTTTGGTATAAATGTTAAATTTGGATAATTTATTGGTTTTGATATTAAATAAATATCTTTTATCAATCCGGAAAATCGTTGATTTATAGTTCTTGTTTGTGTATTAATATAATTAGATTGATAAGTTATATATCTATTAATTAAATATTCATGACTGAATGTTCCAAATAATTTTCTTTCTTCTGATTCTAATAAAATAAAATCACTAATTAAATTTATTTTAATATAATTATTATTATTATTAAGATTATTAGTAGTTATATATGATAAATTATTTAATTTATATTGTAATTTTATTTCAGTATAAGATAAAGCAATTAATGGAAGGGCTAATCCTGGATTCATTGAAAACCAAAATATTAGAGGAATATAAAATTCCCATTTATTATTATTAAATTTTATTTTTGTTAAATTATCTATTTGTTTTCTAGATTCTTCTGTTGAATATAAATAATAATTTAGATTAAAAGTATTTTCATTTAATTCCTCTATTAATTGATCATTAAAATATAATCTTATATATTTAAAAAATTTAGTGTAATTATTCCATAAAGGCATAATATTATCTGTTGTTATACTATTAGTAGTTTTTATTGATTGTATCATACTTTGATCTTGAGTAATTATTTTATTATCAATTATTTCATAATTATTATATGATATTAATTGATAATTATTATTTATAATATTAAAATTATCATTTGCCATAAATAAATTTATACTATTTAATGAATTTTGTTTATAATAATTGCATAATTGTATAATATTTTGATAAAAAAATATATTTAAATTATTATAAATAATATTATCAATTTTATAACTATAATTTTTTGTGGTATCCAATAATTGATTAACTGCAATTATTATATAATCTGATGAAATACTAAAAATTAAACCAGAATATTCAATATTATTTGAATATAAAAAAATATTATAAGATTTCACTGATAAATTTACTATTGAAATACTATATAAATAAGCATAAATATTTCCATTTGTTATTAATGTATATGGTACAATATAAAAATTATCTGTAGGATAGTATTGATAATTATTAATAAAATTTATTGTATAATTTATATTTAAATCTGGAATAAATAAACAAGGGGTATAGTCAATATATATTTGTTCAAAAATTAAATTATTTGATAGATTTCCATTATTCCAAGTAATTGTTAATTGATCATTTTGTAATACAAATTCTGTACTATCAACATAAAAATTATTAATTTTATAATAATAGTTTAAAGATTTCAATAAAATAAAATCGGAAGGTAAAATAATAGTTAATAAATTATTATTTAAATCATAATTAATAATAGTGATTTCCCATTGATTAATTTGTATTATACTATAATTGTAAATATCAGTGTTATTTATAAAATTTTTTATTGTAAAATAAGTTTTGTTATTATTTTGATTAAAGTAAATTGATGAATTATTCAATTGAATAATTTCATTTATTTGATTATATTTATTTACTTGATCAGAATATGTTATTGGAATTACTATTTCGGATATATTATAAACAATTATAATAGTATTGGTCGATGGAGGTAAAATTATATTAAAATAATATAAATATTCTTCATTTTTATCAATACTTGTAATTGTATTTACAAATTTTTGTCCAATTTGTTTTGTATAAATAAATTGATTTAATGTATCTAATTCAGCTATATTTTCATAATCTTTATAACTAAAAATTAAATTTATTGTTGATAAACTATTACAAAGTCTTGCTAATATAGGATTAAATTTATTCATTGAATCACTAATTATTATATCCAATGTATTTATACTATAAAAATCATAATTAAAATTTTTATCTATTACAAATTCATAAATTATATTATTGGATGATAAACTGAAATTAATAATATTTAATTTGGTTATAATTTTAATCGAATCAATGTTTATTATATCAATATTTGATTTTATATAATATTTTTGATTAGCATCTTGTAATAATATATATATATTACTATCAATATTGATGAATGTATTATTTAAAATATAATATATCGGTTTACAAAACATAAAATATAAAAAATTATTATAATAAAAATTATTTAATCCGGCATAAGTTATAATATCAAATGTTATTGAATTATTAATTATCTGTGAATTTATATTAATCGGAATAATTATATCAATAGAATCTTTATTGATTTTAAATATATCAATTTTAAAAGTTGTATAATAAATTTCATTAATAAATTTATCATTTGATATATTCAGATTATAAATAATACCTAATACTCGTTTGGATATTATATTATATGTAATAATTTCATTAAAAATAATAAAATCTAAATGATTAATTATATTATTTGAATAAAAAATTATTTGATTTTGATATATAATAGGATTATCAATTTTAATATTATATATAGTTGATTCTGATATTTTAAATATAGTATATGTTAATAAAGAATCTAAATTAATATCATAAGATGAAAAATTAATTTTATATAAAAATAAAGGACTAGTAATATAATTTATTATTAAATTATTATTATATTGATTTAATTTTGTTATAGAATATTCATTTGAATTATTATATGTAAATGGATTAAAATATGAATCAGAATAAACACCATATAATGATAAATCTAATAAATTTGTATAAATAACACATGATATTTCAGAACTATTTAACAAATTATAATTTATTAGAAAGTTTGCATTAAAATCTGGATTAATATGTTGTAAATATAAATTATTTTTGTATTTTTCCCACAATTTATTAACTATAAATTTATATGGATTATTAAATACATATAATGGAACATTATTAAATGGAAGAATTATATAATTATATAATTCCATTAATTCATCTCCAAGAATTCTTAAATATCTTAACAATTGATGTATCGATATACCTAATTTCAATTCATTATCATTAATATTATTAAAATTTCTATTTAACCAAGAATTTATATTATTATTTATTAATAAAGATTGATTTTTTGATCTATATACTGTATTTGAATTAAAATCATAAGTATATTCATTAGTTATATATCCTGCTAATTCAACATTATCATTTCTATATATCGGATTAATATCATTATTAAATATTATATTATTACCATCAAAAAATGCATTACAATTATTAAATGACAATAAATCATTTATTATATTATTAACATTTTTGAAAAAATAAGGATTAATTATCCAATCATTTAAATTTTTATATATTAAAGGTTCAATAAAAGTTCTGATATAATTATAATTATTTAAAGTATTTGAATTATTATTTACAACAGTTAAAAATTGTGATAGAATTTCATAATCAAAATTTGTTAAATAATATGAATCTACATTACTTGAATTAATTACATTTATATTATTATTTTTCCAATTTAAACATATTACATTTTTTGAATAAAAAATATTATTTAAATTGTTAGAATTTTGATAACTATATATCAAACTCCACAATGACCAAGGTTTTACAAGAAAATATAACTCATTTAAATTTATTTTAATATTTAAAAATAATTTATATCTTAATTGTTTAACATCATCATATAATTTTTTATAATCATAAAAATTATCGGGATCTAAATTATTCAAATACCAAATATTACTTATTATATTCGATGAAGTATATTCTAATATATCATTATCTATATTTTCAATAGTTTTTAATATATTTTGATTAATATTATTATTGATATTGGAATTAATATTTGTTATAGTCAAATAAGGTTGATAAATAAAATAGAATTTTAATATAGAACTATCTAATGTATTATTACTATTATCAATAAAAGAATATATATATGTTTTATCATTATATTTTTTTAAATATAAATTAAATGTTAACAATTCATAAATATTATTATTAATTAAATTATAAATTGTTTCATCGCAATTATTTATTTGAGTTGTTAATATATTATTGGAATTATAAATAATTGTATTATTATTAACAAGTTTATTTGTAAGATTGTTTTTAGTATTTATAATAAAATTATTGATTTTAACATAAATATAATTAAAATTAGTATCAATATATTTATTAGATGTTAGATAATAGTTATTATCATATATTAAAAAATTATAACCATTTATATCTTCTAAACTAATATAAATTTTATTGATATCATTATTTATTAATTTATTAGAATTAATTATATTTATTTGTTGAACATAATTATAAGCAATATTATTAATTGTTTGATTAAATAAAAGATTATTAATAAATTGAATATTATATTGATAAATTAAATTCAAATCATTTGTATTATTTTCTAATCTCTGTTCAATTTGATATATTTTTAAACAAGATAAAGTATATTCATAATTTTTATTAATTTTACACGGAAATATTCTACTAATATAATAAATATCATTGGTTATAGTTATATTACTATAAAATTTTATTTTATTATTGTATTCTAATTTTATTAAATAAACAATATCATTTAAATCATTTTTATCAATTAACAAATAATATTTTCCAATAATTAAATCATATTTATTATTATTTCCATTGCTATCAATTGTTTGATTATTTGTATCAATTAATTGATAATTTATAAAATATAAATTTTTATAATTATTTGTATTATTAATATTATTTTTTTCATAATCACTGATAGATATAAAATTATTAATAATAGTTGTAAAAATTAATTGATCATTTAATAATGCACATCTAATAGCATTTACATTAGATGATATAATTGGTTGTAAAATATAATTATAATTAAATTTATAATTCGAATAATATAGTATTTCATTACAATAATGTGGAGATATTGTAATTTTAATATTTTTTTTAGATAAATAATTAATAGTATTTAATAATGTTATTATATTATTATTGATATTATATATAAAATTGTATGTGCCACATAAATATACTGGTTGTAAATAATAAAATTTATAATTTACCAATATATTATTATTTAAACAAATTTGATTATTGGAAATTAAATCAACATTTAATTCAATTGGAAATTTATTACCTATTGATGTTATCGGTGTTAATAAATAATTGATAAAATTATAACTAATTTGATTTGCAGATATTAATTGAACATTTAAATTTATTGGTAGACTAGTTGTTGAAATATTTGGAGTAATTGTAAAATTAAAATTATTATAACTAATACAATTTGATGAAATTAAAATTACAGATATATTGATGGGATAAATATTTAATATACTATTTGGTAAGTTTATACAACTTATTGAATAATTTATATTATTATAACTTATTTGATTTTCAGATAATAATTTTACTAGTATATTCAATGGATAATAATTAGAAATAAATAATGGTGTAATAGAAAATTGATAATTATTATAAATAAAAGAATTATTTGATGTAATAGATATATTAATATTAAGAGGAAAATTTATTAATAAATTATAAGAAAATGATAATGGTACAGTAAATATATTATCAAAATAAGGTACATAATTAGTATTTAAATATTTAATCCAAAAATTTTTAATTTTTAATGAATTATCAGATTTTAATGTATAATTAATAAAATTATTAGAAATATTATTAATTTTAATATTAGTCAATACTTCAAATTGATTTTCTAATATTATTAATTTTGAATCAGGTAATATAAAATTTTTTATAAATCCATTATCATCAATATTAATATAGTATAAATCAAATGGTTGATATGGTAATATAAAATTATAAAAACCATTTTTCAAATTTATAACTGAATTAATATTTTTATAATAAATTTGATTATTATTTATATTTTGAATTGAAATAATAAATTGTTTTTCATTTGAATCAATATAAATTAAAATATCAAATTTTTTTAATTTCACATAATTATCTAATAAATATATTTTTGAATCACTACAATATAATTTTATATTTAAATTAGTTCCATTAAATAAAAATACATCTGAAATATTTTGAGACATTAAGGATAATGAAAAATTATTATTTGTTATGTAATATTGACCTATTAATAAATTACTATTTTGATAATATATTAATGTTGATTGTAATTTTAAATCAGGTATTATTTTATTGTTGTTATGTAAATATACACCAATTGTATAATAACCATTATAATTATATTTTAAAATATTATTATTATCTCTTATTAATTTCAATTCATAATTATCCGTAAAAGTATTTAATCCTAAAACTATAAAAAATTTACCATCTATAATAATAATTTCATTGTTTTCTAAAAATAATTTATTATAATTTGATATTATATATATATCTTGGTATATAATTAATGTAAAATTATTATATGTAAAATATGGATAATCAAGTGAATAATATATAGTTGATTTTGTAATATTTGTTTTATTAATCATATTATTATATTCTTCATCATTATTAAAATATATGTTAATAGAGTTTATATTTTGTGAATTTAATGATTCATTAATTATAACAAAAAAAATTATGTTTAAATTTGGTGAAACTGTTAAATTATTATAAAATTCTATTGAAGGTTTATAATTTATTATTGTATTATAATCCTGATCTTTAATAGATGCAATATAATTATTATCATAATTATAAGAATAATATTTAAATTTTAAATTTAAAGTAGATATATTATCATTGAATATTAATTTAGATTCTACTTGATTTAATAGATGTGGAACACTAGATACTAATTTAAATTTATTATTATATGAAATATTATTTATATTACATGGTTCAGTTGTACTTAGATTTTTTATTAGTATAATGTACAATTTAAATAAGTCCATGTTAGATGTAGTAAATATCCAGAAATATAAATTATTAATTGATAAATCATTTGATATAGCTTCTAATTTCCATAATTTAAAATTCATACCTAATGAATTGATATTAATATAAATATAATGTATGTTTGCATTTGTATTATTATTAATAATAATCATATTTGAATCAATTGAATATAATTTTTCAGTTTGTGATATTGAACCTACATAATAATAACCATTCATATGTAATGAATCATTCGAATTATTTTTATTTATTGATTGATTAATAAAACATGAATTTGTAATATCGTTATAAATTGGAATTAGAGATGTACTATAAATAGTATTATCAATATTAAATGTAATAAATCCAGAAATAAAGTTATTATTAGATTGTTTTATAATTAATGGATGATATATAATATTTTTTGTATCAATATTTGTTAATAAATCTATTTTAATTTCATCAGTTCCATTTAAATAAATATTATTGTTATTAATATTATTTATTTTATATGTATCATTAAAATAAGATGATTTAATCCACATATCATTTGATAAATTAATATCTAGATTTTGATATTGATAAATAAATATATTTGAATTTAATGTTATATTTTGAATTGTAGTAGATTGGCATATTAAAGAATTATATTCATTATTAAATAATTCATTATCTAATAAATAAATTTCATTAATAAACATATCAGTTGTTTGATAATAATTTATATTTATATCGCTTGCTGAAATATCTATATTTTCGTAATAATATATTATATTATTAATAGAATAAAATGAATACTGTGGTAAGTTATTAATACTTATATTAGTAATATTTTTATTAATAATATGAATTGGTGTATTTAATTTGTATTTTATAAAATTTAAATTTGATTGATTATATATCCAACAATGATAATTATCTGCTGGTATTTGTTTATTAATAATATCTTTAATTTGCAATATAAAATATCTTTTTTTAAATAAATTAACTAATAATATATAATATGTAAATTCATATTCAAATATATTTGATTTTTTATATGATAAATAATCATATATAATATTATTTTTAATAATCATAGCAGATTTTTGATTAAATTTAATATTATTTATAAATTGAATATTTATTAAATTTATGTTATCATTATAAAAATAATAAAAAGTTTGATCAGCATTAATAATATTAATAAAATCTTTATATAAATATGTTTTTCCATTATCTATAGAGCATAATTGAAAATCATTATTGATAATATTATTAATTTTATAATTTACTTTATTAAATAATTTTATTTTATAATTATTAATTTCTCCTGAAAAATTCCAATTTATATTTTGAATAATTATATTGTTTATATTTTGATTTAAAACTTGATAATGCAAATTAATATTATTAAAATCTAACTTATATTCACATTCAATAATTTTTAATTGTGCTTTTAATGGATCTATGTATGAATAATATGCTTTAATTAATTTATTATCTATAATAAAATTACCCCAAAATGATGTATTAATTGATGATGCACTGGAATAATTTATTTCAACAATATATATATATTTATCTGTAATATAATTTACATTTTGTATCATAATATTTTTTGTACTAAAATCAATTTGACGAGGATTCATAATTACAGAATAATTAATATCGCCAGCAATTGTATTCATATTAATAGTTGAATTATAAAAAATTTGATAAATTTTATTATCATCTAATAAAAAATATGTTGAGTTTAAATTTGATGAGTATTCATTATTTAAATTTATTGATGCTATTCCTATATAATTAAATTTATTATTATTATCGTTCCTATCAAAAATTTTTAGATTAGCTTCTTCATATTTATCTTCAATAATATTATAATTAAAATTTTTTATTTGAATAGTATTATAATTATTTACAACATCTAAATCAAAATATATATTATTATAATAAATTTTAAATATATTAGTACTAATAAGAGGATGTAATAAATTGATATTTATAGTATCTATATTACTGAAGGAAATTATTTTATTTTCTATAATTTCTGCATATGATAAATAATTATTATTACAATTTATTGGATTTGACAAATTTAAATATTCAATATTAGTATTTATATAATTTATATTCATATTAAAAAAATTTGGAACATTATTTAAATAGTCAATTAAATTAGATGAAATTTTATCAGCTGCATTATAATAGGTATAAACTTGTGATAATAAATTTATATCTTTACCACTTGGTATATTTTTAAAATTAAATGGTTCTGTAGATAAATTATTATTATCTGTATGTAATCTGAATGCATAATGACTATTATTAAAATAATCTTTATTGGAATAATTCAATAAATCATATAAAAATATATTATGATTTATATTAATTTTATTCAAATTAACTATTGATTTTAATATAGTATCCGTTGTTAATCCATATTTATTATTAAAAATAGTAGTAAACATACTTAAATAATAATTATTAGTTTGATTAATATTATTTATTATTAATTGATAATCTGAATTTTGATTAATTATATAATTTAATTTATTAATCATAGTATCAATTAATTTTTCAATATTATTATTAATTAAAAAATATGAATAAATATTAAATTCATCAAAACATGGATTAAATCTTGATTGCGTTATATTATTATCATTAACTGCTTTATAAATTCGATCGGTATCAGTATTGATAAAATTGTAATATATATCATAATTATTTTTAATAAAAAATTGTTCTGAAGAAACAGGTAATAAATATGTTACATCAATATTATTTAATGTAATAATAGAATTAGAACAAATTTTAAAATTAATATTATAAAAATAAATTAAATTTGTATCAAATAAATTAGAATATTGCGTTGGATCATATATATTTGTTGAATTTAATATATTAATTCTATTTAACATTATAAATGGTTTATTGAAAATAAAATCATTAATATCAGGTAAATTTTTTGTATTAGTATAATTTACATCTGTTGAATGACTTATAAATGGATATAAATTTGGTACTAAATTATTTATTGGTATTTTTAATATATTATAATTATTTGATGATGATAAATTAATATTACAATAAAAATTTATGGATGTATCTAATTGTTCATTTAATTGTAAATTTGTATCATTAATATTATCAATATAATTTAAAGCATTTGTTGTTGTTAATAAATAATAATCATTGCTATTAGATTTTGTTCTATAAATTTTGATATTATTATATAAAGTTTCTGATATTTCAGAAATATTATTAAAATTTGATATTGATATTGATAAATTAGTATCAATATTATAATTAATAGTAATACTTATTCCAGTTGATATAATAGATTCACTATTGGTATTTATATCAAAATATGATATTTTATATTGATATATATTATTAATACTAGTTTGATATTTAGGACCTAATAAATTATCATTTATATTATCTGTAAAAGATAAAGTTAAATCAGTAATTTTAGTAACATAATAATAATTCGAATCTGTTAATTTTGTACGATATATTTTTACACTATCATAAGAACCACTAATAATTCCAAAATTAGATAATTTTAATAAATTATTATTTGAACTATAATCTTGCATAATATTATTTATAGTATTTGAATTATTTATATAATTAGATGTATTACTATTAACAATTATATTTATAGTTAATAAATTACTTGGGACTGATTCATTATAATTTTGAGAATTATAATATGTAAAAATATATTTATAAGTAGATATACATACTATTGGTATTGGATTAAATAATATAAATTTTTTTGCAGGAATTAATTTATAATAATCTTTATAATTATATTTATCAGCTAAATAGTAGAAGTAATCAGTAGAATAATCCGTTATATTATTTAAAGTAATTTTGTTATTTATAAATGAATAATCTGTTATAATTTTATAATTTAATATAAATTCATTTATAAATATTTGACTAATATTTGTAAAATTTGTAGGTAAATTAATAATATTATTATTTAAATCTGATAGTGTATACATATCATTATCTTTATTGACATTAACTAATATATACTCTGTTGAAATATTATAATAAATTATATTTAATATTTTAATAGAATTTGTATTTAATTTTGAATCAATATAAATTTTATTATTTTTTATATTTAATATTTCTATTTGATTATTTTGATTTTTTGACATTAAAATATAGTTATTACCAAGATATGTTGGATAAGATAAATTATTTTGATAGAAACATACAATCGGCAAATCCGTTGCATATTTAATTATTAAATTGAAATCAATTGTTTGCACAAGATTAATACTATCAGTTAATACAATTTGTAAACACATTCCTTCAAAATTATTTATATTTATATAATTATATTTAATACTACTATATGATACTAAATTATTATTGTAATATAATTGAATATTACATGAATTATCATAATAATTATAATATTTAAGATATAGTATATTATTTATAAAATAATAATTTTGATAAGATATTATATACTTATTTGTTATTTTTAAATTATAAAAATTTGTTTGATTTATAGCATTTAACTTTGTTATATTTGAAGAATTAAAAATATCAATAGATATATTATTTATTGTTACAACATTTAGATTTGATTGTATATTTTTCAATTCATTATTTGTTAAAATTCCAATCCAACTATTTTTAAAAAATAATTCGTAAAATGAATTTATGTAATCATCGTACAAATATAAATTAGATGGATATATTGAATAATATAAACTAGTAGTTAAATTTTCATTATAATTAAATAATGCACTATTTGTTTTTACAGTAGAATAGGTATCTAAAAATCTTTTATATAATCTTGTAATTACGCAATTTCTCCATAAAATTAAAAATGATTTTAATCCTTGAGACAATTTTAACTGAAATTCAGAATCTACTAATTCATAAGCAATCAATCCATAAACATTTTGTAAATCCATAGGTGTTAAATTTTGTATATCATCGGTTGACAAATTTTCAAAATTATTAATTAGTAATTCATAATTTTGTAAATCAGATAAACTAATAGTTGAATTAAATATATCATTATCATATAATTGACTTTGTGAATTAACATTAATAATGTCATATTTTGTCGCATAATAATAATTATTAAAATTTACTTGATAATATGGTATAGCATAAAATCTATTAAATATTTTTTTTAAATTAATATATAATGTCATTGGATTGTTAAAATTAATATTTTGAAATATTTCTATTATTTTTACAGATGTAGTAAAATATATATCTTTAAAATTATCTATTATATAATTACTATTGTTTGTATTACTAAAATATTTATCAATATATTTATCTAAATTTTGTTTCCATTCATTTGCAAAATTTGAATTATTTAATATTAAAATATTTGTAATTATTTGATTATTATTTTGTATGTTATATTTTTTCCAAAAAGTAAACATTAAATTATTAGATGAATATTGCATTGATAATAAAAGTAAAATTACTACAGAATTTTGATAAATATTATTAATATAATCAGTAAATATAAAATTATTTTGCAAACAATAATTATATGAGTAATCAATATCAAATTCAATTATATTATCAGGGGGAGTATAATTATTATTTTTATAATTATTATATCTTTCTATTTCATTTTGGTTTGAATTATTATAAAATTTAAAATATGTATTATTTTTTTGCAAAAAAAATATTTCATAATTGTTAAAAATATATTTGTATATAAAATTATATAAATTATTATAATATGTTGTTAAATCTAATAATTGAGTAATTCTAGCATTATTAATTATATTATTAGTCCATATTTGTTCAATATAATTTGATAATAATAATAATTTATCAGTAATAGCTAAATTATTATCAAATTCTATATTAACAAATTTAACTGTATTTGTATTATTAATATATTCATGTAAAAAATTATTACAAAAATCTGAATTATTAACAATTTCATAATTTAAATTATAATTATGAGAATTAAATAAATTTAAAGGTATTATCAACCAATCATTATTGTTATTATTTAAAGCTATACATTCTAAATTTGAATATATAATTTTTAATATATTTATATTATATCCATTATTTGTATTAATAATTATATTACTAGTTTTATTTACTTCAAAATATGGTATTTCTATTTTAAAATATTGATTAAATAATAAATCACCATTTTTTTCAATTATTTTTGTACCTTCTTTATTAAATTCTAAATTTTTAAGATATCTAGTATTTTGAAATAAAACAAATTGAGTATATTGTTTATAAACTTTTTTAAAAAATGTTATTTCAGGATTGTTTACTAAAGGAGAATCTTGTATTCCTTTAATAATTAATTGAATTAAACCACCGCCAGACATTTACTATTCAAAAATAGAAAATAATCTTTAATTATATATATAATTATTTTTTATCAATTATATATATAATGAATAATTATTATATAAAAGTAATTTTATTAGAAGGTTGTCCTTATTCAATTAATTTAGAAAATTTAATGGAACAAAATAAAATAATTCATAAAAAATTTATAAGAGTTAATCATAGTAATAAACATTTATATAAATCTGATTTAATAAATACATTTCCACAAGTCTATTTAAATAAATATAATTCCAAAGGCAACTTATTATTAGGCGGTTATGAAGATTTTAATAATTTTATAAAAATTTTTAAAAATAATGCTTTAGATTCTAATAAAATAAATAATTTTATGAAAATTAAAAATTGGTCTAAAAGAGCAACTATAAGACTAATTCAATTAATTAATTAAACAATTTCTTTTTGTAATTTTATTTCATTATTTATAAACACACCAACAACATTTAATTCTTTATCATAAACTTTACCATTTTCTTTTTTTTCATAATAATATTCTGTGTCATCTATTTCAATTTTATCTAATAAATCTTCATTAATATTTATTTCTGAATTTGAATTATTAATTGAGCTATTATTTAAATCTTTTATTTTTAAATATTTATTTTTTATTTTATTAAAATCTAAATTTTCGCCTTCACATATCATTAACAACAATTTAATTTTTTCATCAGTTAAATTGTTATTATATTCATGTTTAATTTTTTTTAATTGTAATTGTAATTGTAAATCTAAATCATTTATATGTTCTATAAATATATTATGTAGATTTTTAATTTCTTTAAATTTTGTCATTGAACTAAGGTTATATTATTTGAATACACATTTTTTTCAATTTTTTATTAATAATTGAGAATGTCTCCAACAATAAATTTCCTTTTCATTATTATTTATCATATATTCAGCATCTCTATGACAATTAATACATTTTGAAATATTTTTAACTTGAACTAAATTTAAATTATAATTTTTAATATTATTTGGTATATTTTTCGTAATTTGTTTTAATATTATTATATATTTAATAATCAATTGATCAGGAATTATAATTTCTAATTTTTCATTTGTAATATTATTGATTATTTTTTGTATTTTTATTTGGTAATTATTATGTAAACTCATATTAATTTCAAATTATACTTTTAATTTATAATATTCAATTTTTTTATTTATTTTTAACTATATGAAATGATTCCCATTCATTTTCTGGTTGGTACAAACATTTACTTTTTAATTCACACTCCATATGACTTATAACAAAACTTAATGTATTTATTGTTTTTAATATTTCTTTAGTATGTAAAATAATTTTTGAATTATTATATTTATCATCTATATATTTTAATAAAATTTTTAAATCGGCAGATACCATATTGTGAACATAATGATCTTGATAACAAAGATTTTTTGATTTTAAATTATAATTATATGAACATTTTTCTTTATATGAACAAAATTTATATGAACATCGAGCAATTGTATTATTATTAATATCATCAATAATATCATCATTTATATTACCATTTATATCATCATCATTCTTATTTGTATTTAATAAATTTAAATCATTTAAATTAGATTCATTTATTTTATTATCTTCAAAATATTTATTTTTTTTTTTTATATTATCATGAATTATATCCTTCTGTCCTAATCTTTTTTTTAATGTTTCACTTAAATCTAATAATAATGTTAAACATAATTTAAAAAAATCATAATCCAATGTTTTATTTTGTAATGTATATTTTGTTAAAATCTTAATAATCTCTAATTCTTTTTGTAATATTATTAAACTATTTTTTGTTTTTAATATTTTAATATTATTACTATTATTATATAAATCATGTATATGATCTATTTTATTAAAATAATCTTGTTCAATTAATGAAATTTTATTTTCAATATTTTTATTATTATTCTGATTTTTTAATTTATTAATATAATCATCTATGTTATTATATTTTGATAAATTTAAATTATTATTAAATTCATTATACCAATTTAATTTTATATTATCCATCTATTATATAATAAAAGTTATCTTTATATAAATTTGAATCTATTGATATATATAAATTTAAAGAAATTTTTCTTAATATAGTATATGTCAAAAAAAAATTATAATAATAATTATGTTAGACCACAGCAAACATATCAAGAATTATTAAGTAATCAGGATATTAAAGATAAATTAAAAGAATATAAGAAAATTGATGATATCAATAAAATATCTATTGGTACACATATTAGATATTTTAATATTGATAAAAAAACAAATACGAAATTATTTAGATTAGGAGGTACTTTAAATAAAATTGATCCTAATAATAGATTCATAACATTAAATAATGGTAATTTATCATGGTCGGTTCAACTTAACTCTAGTATTTTATATCGAAAAATGACAGAGGATGAAATTAAAACAGAAATGAAAGAAGAACTAAAGAAAGAAATAATGACTGAAGAAGTAGTATCGCAAATTGGTGGATCAAATAGTACAATAAATGATTTAAAAAATGAAATCAAAATATTAAATAAAAAATTAGAAAATTATATGAATTTAGAAAAAGAATATAAAATAATTTTAAAAAAAAATGAATCATTAAGTAATAAACTTTTAAAAATAGAATCGGAAATTAAAAAAAAAAAATATTAATAATATAATATATAATAATAATTTAAAAAAATTTCTTAATAAGATTATATAATGACTAAACTAAATAAAAATTATAAAAAAAATTATATTTTTAAAGGTAAAAGATCAATTGAAACAAGTTTACACAATAATAATACTAGCAGTGATACTAGCGATACTAGTAAAACCAGTAAAACCAGTAATACTAATACATCTGATGTAATGGAAAAAATATTTAATGATGTTGATCATAAAATAAAAAAAAATCCTATGATGCAAAATCCTATGATGCAAAATCCTATGATGCAAAATCCTATGATGCAAAATCCTATGATGCAAAATCCTATGATGCCAGATCCTATGATGCAAAATCCTATGATGCAAAATCCTATGATGCAAAATCAAATGATGCCAGATCCTATGATGCAAAATCCTATGATGCAAAATCCTATGATGCAAAATCAAATGATGCCAGATCCTATGATGCAAAATCCTATGATGCCAAATCAAATGATGCAAAATCCTATGATGATGTCAAATAGTAATATTGATCCATTATTAATTAATACAATGAATAATAATTATCAAAATGTAGATCCACCACAAGTATCTAATAATTTTCAAAATATTAATTTTGAATCATTAGGAAATTTAAGTAAATTATCTAATAATACAAATAATCTGAATAATATGAATCCATTAAATAATATGAATTCATTAAATAATTTTAATATCAAAAATTTAGCAAAAATAAATTATCAATCATAAATTTTAAAATTAGGAATATCTATAATTTCAGAAATAATATAAATATCATTTTCTAATAATATAAAATTATTGTTATTATCTTTTGATAATTTTCCAACAGGATAATTCAAATCGAAATCATAAACTATACATGTATCATCATTCAGCCAATAACATTCTTCACTACTATACGAATTATCATCTATAATTTTTACTGCTTTTATTTTACGTACTTTTATACGTAAAATATTTGAATCTTTTGCATTTAAACCATTATCATTTTTTTGATCATATTCTAATTTCAATTGATATGCATTACTAATTGGTTTTTCAAATAATGATTCCTCATTAAATTGAAAACATTTATATTTTGAACCCATCATATTATGCTCTTTAAATAATTCACAATCAATTGCTGCTTCTTTTACTGCTTCAGTAAATGATAATAATAAATTATTCTTTTCCCTAGATATATTTTCTAATTTTTCATCAGTAGTTATTTTTTTACTATTTCTAATCATATTATATCTAAAAATATCGACCTTTCTTTCATTCATTGGTAAATCTTTATGTTGACAAAATCGTAAAGCTCTACCTATTACTTGTTCAATTCTAACTTCATTCCAATAAGGTTCCATTATATGGACTTGTCTTACATTATGTAAATTAATACCTTCTGCACCAGCAGATGATATCATAATTATTTTACAGAATTGTCCATATTTATTATCACTTTTATTAAATATATTTTTATTTATTTTTCGAATATCTTTAGTTATTCCACCATGAAATTCACAAAATCTATAACCATCTTTTTTTAATTTATTATTTATATTTAAATCATCTTTATTAAATTCACTATCTTGATCAATACTAATAAAACCAAAAAAATTTAAATATACTTTTAATAATTGTAAACCTTCCATCTCAACATAATTTGAATAAATTAAAACAGTTCCTTTAGTTAGTAAAATATTAAATATAATTCTAATAAATTTAGGACTTGATTTATACATAGCTAAAAATAATTTACTTTTTTTTTCATCAGACTTTATAAAATTTTCAAAATTTTCATCATATTTATTTTTAAATAATTTGATATCATCTGTTAAACTCTTTTCTGGATCATTTTTTGATTTTATATTTTTTAAATATTCAATAAATGTATTAATAAATATTCTAATATCTTTTAAATATTCTAAAACATTATTATTTGATTTAATTAATTCTTTCTTTTTTTTTAAATTTTTACCTTCGTCTATCAATTCTGCTTCTGTATCTTTAATATTATATTTTGAAGGTCTTGGTCGTGTTTCTCCATTTACTTTATCTGATATATATGGAAAAATAAAATTACATGCCTGTCTTGTATATGATGAATATGATGATGGTCTATCTCCTACTTTTCCTCTAAACATCTTTAACATATTTTTTTCTATTTTTTCTTCAATATTTTCATAAAAATTATATATTTCTTCATAATATTCTTCCATGGGGATTTTAACATAATGAAGAATTTTTTCTGCAAATTTATCCGGTGTAGAACCGATATAATATGACACTAGACTTAATATTCTTCTTTGAAACATATTTTTTGTATTTTCATTTAATGATGCAAAATTTGATGAAGAAATAAATATTTGTTGAAATATTGCTTCAGAAGATGGAAAAATATCAGGTTTGAGTAAATTAAATATTAATGCAAATTCAAATGGATCATTAACTACTGGTGTTGCAGATAATAATATTACTCTTGTATTAATATTTTCTCTTTTTTCTTGTTGTATATAATCATAAATTACTTGTGCTCGCTTTCCCTTTTTACTTGAAATATTATTATAAACATTAGTTATAAATTGATGTACTTCATCAATAATAAATATTGATTGATTATTTGCATCTGTTTTCTTGATCTTTTCTAAAAAATCTCTATCTGCAAATGGTGAATCATAATGTATAAAATAAATATTAGCAAATCTTTTTTCAAAATTATCTTTTTTCATCCATCTATTTAAATCTTTTAACCAAGGATCATCATGTAATGATGCTTTAATTAATAAAAATATATTCCACTCAGGTGTATAATTAAATAATATATTATATATATTAATTGCTGTATTTGTTTTACCAGATCCTACTCCATGGTAAATTAAAATATCTTTAAAAGGCGATTCATAATTTAAATATTGACCTATAAACTGCTGATATAATGTTAATCCTTCTTCTCTTTTTTCATTACATGGATCTTGACCTTCAACAATATTAATTTTAGGTAATATAAATTTTTTGAAATTTTGCATAATCCATAATGGAAATATTCTTCCATTTTGTTCCAAATTAATATTATATTTTGACATTATAAAATATTATAGATATTTTTAATTATTATTAAAAATATGATTAAATTCATTATTTCATTAATAATAATATTAATAAACAAAATAATAATAAACCACATATTCCTATAATTATAAACAAATTCGTTTGGCTAAAGGTATTATTAGATTCACACATTGATGGATTAAATGTGATAAAATTCATTAAATTAGGATCATAAAATACATTAGATGTATAATTTATATTAAATACTAAATTATTAAATAATTTTATAACTATTGTTGATATATTTTTTATTATAGTAGGATCTGAAGATTTTATTTATATACTGCATGATATACGATACTATCATTATTCTTATTATTAATCCTAAATAATTTGCAAATGCACATGTTGGATTTGTTATTACAATTTGTGTAATAAATGATTTATATGATGTTAAAAATGTATCAAAACCATTATCTTTTGTTGATACTGTTGGATTCATAGAAGTTTTAACATAATTAAGAATGTAATCAATTAATTGAGTATTATTTGATGTAAATAATATATTTGGAATTATCATTTGTACTTGTGAATTTGTGGTATTAACTAATATTATACCAGTATATGTAAATAATGATGCTTGAGAAATATTAGTAATTAAATTATTAAATACAGTTTGATGTTGTGTTGAAATTGTATTATCCACATTATTTAATAAATTTATATATGTCATTAAAAAAGTATTTAATGCATTAATATCTATAGTAATAGTTGTTATACCATTACTATTATAAAGAGGTAATAAGCCTGTAAAAAAAGTTTGAAATTGTGTTACCAAATTTTTTTGATTATCAGATGCGTTAATTGGGGGGACTTGCTATATTAATTGATTGAACAGAATTATTATTTAATATTATAGTAACAGGTAAAAATAATTGTGTTAAGTTTAAAATATCCATATATATTTATATTATTAAATATTTAATCTCCATTTAAATCCTTTACATATTAAATCAAATTCGCATGCTGATATTATAGTTTTTCTACTAAGTTTAAATTCTTTAATTATATCTTCACATGATGAAAAAGATTTAATTAAGTTTTTTGTTATCGGATGTAATTGTTGTATTTCTTTTCCATTTATAGCTACTCTTTTATTTGGTAATATATTTTCTTCCAAATATTTTTTTTTCAAGTAATCATCACAATCATCCCACATCATAAAATAATGTCCACTAGATAATGATTTTCTTTTTATTGCATTAGCTATTGATGCAGAACTTGTAAATTTTCTATCTTCTCCTGCTGCTTTTTGATCACAAAAAACTTTTATAATTTTGTTTTTATCTAAATTTAACATTGCTATAAATCCAATTTTTACTGTTTTTGATATTATTGTCTCACCAATATCTTGAAATGTATCATCATCTAATTTACGATCTAATTCCATCCATCTAAAATTTTTATATAATAAATTTTTATCAATTGCGTTTTTTATCGATACTCTTGATATTGACATTATATTCGATAAATCTTTATCACGTATTGCATATGCATAACTTTCATATGTTTTAATTAATGTTTTACCATCTGACGAATATCTTTGAATTTTATTTCCTCTTTGTTGTGTATGTTTTCTATTATCGTTTAATAATATAATTGGATCAATATATAATTTATCTTCATTATTTGTTACATTTAATAATTCTAATTGTTTATTTTGCGCTTCAATTTGCATCAATTTAATATTTTCTATTTCAATTATTTGATCATTATCAGTTGTTGATGAAAATTTAAATTTATTATGTATACCAATCTGAATTATCTTATCCAATTCTTCTTGTGTAACTAAAAATAATTCATTCGAATTATTATATTCATGATTTTTATATTTTATTATATTTGGATGTTTATGTAAAAATTTTTCAAATGCTTCATTTCTTGGACATTCAAATATTTTTATAATATTAAATGTATTATATTCTTTCTCTAATGTTTTTACTCTATTTTGAATTTCTTTGGTTGATCCTATTTTAATTAAAATCTTATTATTTTTTTCTTTAATTTTTGCGATATATATAACATATCTATCTTTAAATGCATCTACTAGTGCATTATTTTGATTTTTATCAATTATTTCTTTCATCTTATTTGCTTCCAGTTTCAATGCATTTTCAATATTATCATTTGACTCATTTAATTTCATTTCAAGTTCATATTTACCTGTTTCTCTTATATTTTTAATTACTTTATATAGCCATTTTTGAAATGATTTAGCAATTGGTTTTCTTGATTGCATTAATAGTCTGTATAAACCACATTCAGTCAAAAATATTATATCTTGATTTCCTCCATTTGTTGGTTGATTACGTATAACTTTTTCATCTTCATCATATGATGTAATTGATGAATAGACATCTTTCAAATCTAATAATTTTCCTATTTCTGATGCTTTAAGTAATGGTTCATTATTTTCCCATAAAATATTAATATTGTATTCTTTATTATTTAATACAATATTAATATATCCATAATAATATATAACTTTAAATCTTTATATCGTTTTTAAAAATCTAAAGAACAACAACTATTTACTAGTGTGAAATATAAAATGGGGTCGGAGTATACCCGGACACCTTTGATTAAACGAATAATTATAATTTACTAAATAAGTATTTAATTTATTTAGTAAAATTTTAATAAAATCAATAAAAAATTGTAGATGTAATAATAATTTATAATATTTTTAATTTAGGATTCATGATTTTATAGTAATGATTATTATACATTAAATTATTATCAATTGCTTTTGTTAATGTTTTATCTGACATCTTTAGTGTTCTTAAACATTGATTTTTACATATAAATTCATTTATCAAATTATTTTCTGTATCATATTGACCAATGCCATTTTTATATAAAATTGGTTTACCGAAAATATATAGCTAAAGCTAGATATTTAAGGACAAAAATAAAAAATCAAAGATTTTTTATTTTTGCCATATTTTTTTTCAAATTCATTTATTAATAAATCATTACAATCATTATATAAAATATAATAATAACCATTCGATAATTTAAATTGTTTCGTCAAAAATAAAAATCTTTGATTTTTATTTTTTCCTCAATAATTAATAAAAAAAGCATAGCTTTTTTTATTAATTGTTTAACTGGTTCATCTAACGATGCTAATGATTTATAATTATTTAATTTACAAGCTGATTTACGATCTAAATAAACATTTAAAATTTCTTTTTTATTTGCATCTAATTTTGCTATATATCCAATATTTTGAATTTTTGTTATTTTTGTATCGGCAAATAAAAAAATACATAGTATTTTTTTATTTGCCTCAATAATTAATTTAAAAAGCATAGCTTTTTAAATTAATTGTTTCTTTAATATTATATAATATATTTGGATCTAGTTCGCGATTAACTAATGCCCATCTATAATTCATATAAATAGTGTTCTCTACAATTGCTTTATTAATACTTGGTCTTTTAATATTGTTATCTTCTTTTAAACATTCTGAGACCGATTCGGTCAAAATAAGAAAACATAGTTTGCTTATTTTGCCTCATTAATTAGATAAAAATCCTATAGGATTTTTATCTAATTGATTCGTATATTTTTATAATAGTTAAATTTTCAGGATGTATTTTTTGTAATCTAGGGCCTAATGTTGGTAAAACTTCATTAAAGTTATTAGTCGTTTTTGTATTTAATTTAGCTAAAATTTCTTTATTAGATGTCTCAAGACTATCTATTTTATTCATTAAACTTTTATTATTATTAATTATTTCATTAATAAAATTATTTAATTTATTATTATTTTCTTCATTAATTAAATAATTATTTGTCAAGTTATTATTATTTAATAATTTAATTTTTTCTAATTCTAGTTTTAATTTTTCATATTCTATTTTTATTTTTTCAATGTCATTATCATTAAAATTTTTTATATTTGATTTAATAATATTTAATAACATTGCATAAGATAAATCTTTACCTATCAAAAAAAGTTCTTTTTCATTTTCATGATTTTCTAAATTAGTTATTTTTGTATGTTTTATTTTATCATGATTATGTAAAAATGATTCAAAGTCTTTACTTCTATTTACTAAAAAACAATCTAATAATAAAGCTTCTTCATAATGAGATTTATGCTCATTATATCTACTCAACACTCCTATACGAGACTCACCTACTTTAATTACATAACTTTTATTATTATATGTTTTTACTTTCAATATATAAACTAATGAACCAATACTTCCATATTCACGTAATAACATATTTTGTTTTTCTAATTCATTACTTTTAATTAAATCTTTATTTTTATTTTCAATTTGTAAAATTTTTGTGTCTTTATTTTCTAACTGTATTCTTAATTCATTGCATTCTTCAATAATTACATCTTGTAATATTTCTTCTAATTTTATATAACATTTATGTAATTCTTTTGCTTTGATTGTATCAGCTTTTAAACAAAATAATTTGAAAGTATTTACATTTAGCAAAATTATTTCTTTATTATTACCACCATGTTTATGTTCGGTTTTTATTTCATGATTATTAAAAATTTTATAATCAATATTTAATTTAAAATGTTTTTCTAATAATATTTTAGCTTTAACTTTTTGATTATATCCTAACCAATTCCAAATGTTATCTAAATTTATAATAAAATCATTGTATTGATTATAATTTAAGTAACAATAAAATGATGTAATAAATGATGTTTGTTCTTCTTCATTTAGTAATTGGATTTTTTTCTATTAATGAAATAATGTCTATAGATTCCATAATTATAGTAATAAATATATCTTTTTACATGATTTACATAACTAAAAAACTTCATTTAAAAAAATAATTGGTATATTAATTCAAATTGTAAGTACAAAATTGAAATTCTAAAAAAATAATATCCTATATTCATAATAAATCTGTTTACATTGAAATTTATTGCTTTTCCATATGGGAAAGCAATAAATTTATGAAGGTTATCATCATAATTTTAATATTAGAAATATCTTAATCATTTTAAATAAAATTAATCTTTTTTTGATTGATTATAATTTCTCATATATTCATTACGTTGTTTATTAAATTCTTCAATACCTAATTCTTCTTTCTTTTTATTCAATGATCTCAATGTTTTCTCTCTATTTTTTAATTGTTCTTCCGATGGATTATCATGATCAATCAAATTATTTGTTGTTTTCCAATTATTATTATTTATAATTTGATAATCATTTTTATTTAAATCTAATTTATATGTTGTATTTAATGTATCTGTAATAAATCTATTTAATTCTTCTTGTAAATTATATGAATTTATTTTGATTTTATATTGGAATCTATTTCCATCTATCTTTTTACAATATTGAATATAATCAATATTATTTATAGTTGTAATTGAAAAATTCTTGGGCATTATAGGTTTAATTATTAATGTTTGTGTATTTTCAATTAAATTAAAATTTGAAGGTATATATGGTATTGTATAATCATCTAATTTTAATTCTGGATATGTTTGATTTAATAATTCAACAAATTTATCAAATTGTTCTTGAATATTATTACTATTCAATGTTATTTTCTTTGATATTCTTGATTTATTAATAGTTTTTGCATACTGAAAATAATATTTATTTTTCTCTTTATAAAATGAAAAATTAGTAGGTAATTTTAATTTTATATTTTCATCATCTATTGGTTGATATACATCATTTGATGATGATGCAGAAGATGAAGCTGTAGCATGGCTAGATTCATTAATAATTATATTATTTTCTATTTTTAAATTAGGATATTTATCATTAATCTTATCTATAAATATTTTTAATTCTTTTTTATAATCATCTGATTTTATAATCATTTTTAAATTATATCTTTTTTCTTCCTGTTTATTATCATACACAAAATGATCTTCATCTCTAAATTTTACTAAACTAATATGATTTGGTAATACTAATGTATCGTCTTCATGATTAGTATTATTTATAGTATTATTATCAGAATCTTCATCAGATATTGATTCAGTTTCTATTTCACTATCAGAGTTTTTATCAAGTAATAAATTTAATTCATTTAATTTTTTTATTGCCAAGTTAAGTTTTTCATTAATATCAACTTTATTTGACTTGGTTGTTTCCCATCTTTTTAATTTAGGATGATTGCATATATAAAAATATTCACGCGATTTATTTGTTACTTTATCTAAAATTTCTTTTCTATAGACTATGTATTTTGGTAAATCAGATTGATTAATACCATCTGGTAAGTCAATGGCATCACATCGTCTTTCTGCTTTGTCTCTATTAGCATTTTGTTCAGACATTGATGAAATTCTTAAATTTTCTTTCCTATTATCCAATTTATCACGATTGATGTGATCAACTGTTCTTTTATAACTGGTTAAATCTTCATCATGCACATCCATTATAACTTGGTGCAGATAATAAACTTTTTGTTTTTTATTTGCTTCAATAATTTCATTTCCATCATCTGAATTATTAATATGTTGAGTATTAGTAATTTCACATGTTAATGTACATGCTATATATCCATTTTGAAATAACCTGAATGTTGGTCTTTGGTTTTTAAAAGATAGAATTTTATTTAAATCATCTACAGAAATTTTTGTATATATTTCATCTTTTATGTGAATTAAATAATATATTATATTATTATCATTAATTACTTTCCAATACATGTTTCTATATTCACCTGCATAACGACCTTCTTTAATACATAATGGTGTACCATATTCTAAAATATTTAATTTCTCTTCTTGTAAATTATTTGTATATTTTATCGGTTCAGGAAACATATCAGAAAATTTATTAGGTACCTCTATCTTTATATTTTGTTGTCTATAATCATCAGTATCTTCATTTAAAAATATTATTTTTGAATATTTAATATTTGGATTTAATAAATCAAATAATTTAATTATAGATTTATAACTTTTATAATACCATAAATTATTACCTGAATTAAATGTAAAGTTTTCTATTTTACAATTTTTTAATCTTAAAATTATTAATGCATGTTCTTTATCAATTTTAATTTTATTTATTAGTAAACATTTATTTTTTTTAAATTTAATTATATCCATTAATAAAATTACTTCTTATTTCTTTATGTATATTTTTCAATTTTTATTAAGTGACATATTTGGCAAGTATTATTATGATGATAAAAGTTATAATCATAATAATTTGTATAAATTTATTAAATAAAATAGATGTATTTTTATGTAAATTATGACGTTAATTGCTGTATGCCGTGCCTGCCATACCAGACATAACTCTGAGCACATTGTAATTAACAGTATAGATATTTAATAGAGAATTTACACCAATATATTCTTTTTGATATGTGCTATAGTCTTGATTATATAAACCAACATTAATTTGTAAAGTAGCATTATCAATACGAGAGAAATTGCACGTGCCTGTGGGTTGATGATCTTCAGCTTTAAGTGCAAAGCTGTAAACATTAATTCCATCAGCAGGAGTGTTAGAGAAATGTTGGTATGGTTGGACATAATTGAAATAATTTCCATCACGAGCTTGGAAACGATCATGTCCATTTAATTGAAGTTTACCACTATAAACGGGATTATCAGATCCATCAATAAAATTACCATAATTAGTATAATTTACAATACTAACAGTTCCAACATAAGCTATAAAATTAGATGAAACACCACTGGGTAATGATGTGTTATTTGTAGAAGGTAATCCTAAATCACTAATTGCATTAGAAATATCTTGCATAGTTAAATCATTTCTAGTAATTATTACATTGTTTAATAATTGTTGTAATAGTAAATTGTTAGTATTTGTTACACTATCAACACCACTTACTGTAGATAAGTCAGCAATTAATGCTAAAGTTGTAGCAGAACCAGCGATATCATTTTGACATACACATTTAGCATCAAAATGACCAAGTAATTTTAAAACTACTGATGATAAACCAGATGCTTGTGCAGGATTAAATAAATCCCCTGCTGCTACTGCTTTAGTGCCACCAGAACCTTTATCAATCCATATTTGTTGTGTTGTGAGATTAAATGAACCAGTGTTATTAGCATTAGGTGATAGATTAGCACGAGTAGCTAAATATAATAATTTTGCAAATCTATCTTTTGCACCATCCCAATCATTAGCATCATCCGCATATGCTAACCAATCACTTCTGTTAAAATATTTATCGAGACGAGGTACCCATACTAAATATTTGCATGGATGATTGAAATTTAGACGAATTTTAGGACCAGTAGAATTTAAAGATTCAGATCCCGTAAATTGAAGTTGTTCGATTAAATATTCATGAGATGCTTGTGCAAATCGTTTTCTTTCCTCACTGTCGAGATAAACATAGTCAATTAATAGATAAGAATCTTGCATGCTAGGTACACAAGATGTAGGGGGAATTTGACCAGATGATCCAACCCAGTTCATGCAATCAATTGCTTTTTTATATATAAGAGTAATACGTACATCATGGTATTGTAAAGCAATTAAAGGTAAAGCAAGACCATTGTTACGATTGAACCAGAATTGTAAGGGTACATATAATTGATATGCTTGTTTTTGTCCTACAACAATATCGGTTAACATTGGGATATCACCAATCATTTTAGCATATCCTCTTTCTTGACCGGTTTTATGAGTTAATTCATACCAGATGTTTAACCATTCACCATATTGTTCATCAATTTTAGAACCACCAATTTCAATTTTAACATCTTCAACAAGAGCATGACCTAATCTTTTAACATAGCCCCATGCAAAATTAGCACTGTTTGCATCAGGTGTAATAGTATTTAAAGTTACTGCTAAATACATATTAGTAATTAAATCTCCATTACGATTAATGTTGCAAGTTACAGTACGACCAAAATCAGGAGCACCATTCCAAGTTTGTTGGATTGGTTCTACTGCGAAATTAGTATGGCGTCTGTATACGACTTTGAAAAAAGTAATTTGAGGATTTCCAGTTAAATAAACGTCTTGTGCCCCATAGGCAACTAGCTGCATAAGCCCACCTCCCATGTTATATAACATAGATTAGAAAATAATTTTTAAATATTTTTAAATTAAAATTACGCATAAAAAATTTTTTTCTTAAAATTAAATAATTCCTAATATAAAATAAAATTTTTATATATTATTAAATATTTTTATAGATATTTTCTTAAAAAAAATATTTATTAGATATTTTTTGAAATATTATTTTTAAATATTTAAATATAATTCTTATATATTTTTAATAAAAATAAATTAAATGATTATATCTGTGCTAAACATTAATAGAATGCATATATTTCTCTATCAAACTATTTTGAAATAATTTTTATTTATAATCAATCAACATCGTATTATTTTTATTAAATGATTATATCTTTATGCACAAACCACAAACTATTTATTATAATGTCATCAATTAACATTGTAATATTTATTAAATATTATATTTATTGAATAAAATTTAAATGATTACATCTTTGTGCACAATAAACAATCAACTGCATACAGTCCCACAGCCATATTATTTTGACTAATTTTATTATATTGTCATCAATTAACAATATTTATTAAATATTATATTATATTTAATAAATAAAATTTAAATGATTACATCTTTGTGTATAATAAGCAATCAACTGTATAGTCCCACAGACATATTATTTTGACTGATTTTATTATAATGTCATCAATTAACAATATTTATTAAATATTATATTATATTTAATGAATAAAATTTAAATGATTACATCTTTGTGCACAATTAGCAATCAACTGTATACAGTCCCACAGACATATTATTTTGACTGATTTTATTATAATGTCATCATTTAATATTGTAATATTTATTAAATATTATATTTAATGAATAAAATTTAAATGATTACATGTTTGTGCACAATAAGCAATCAACTACATACAGTACCACAGACATATTATTTTGACTGATTTTATTACAATGTCATCGTTTAAATTGTAATATTTATTAAATATTATATTTAATGAATAAAATTTAAATGCTTATATCTTTGTGCACAATAAGCAATCAACTGTATACAGTCCCACAGACATATAATTTTGACTGATTTTATTACATCGCTGTGCACAATAAACAATCAACTGTATACAGTCCCACAGACATATTATTTTGACTGATTTTATTATAATGTCATCAATTAACATTGTAATATTCATTAAATATTATATTTAATGAATAATATTTAAATGATTACATCTTTGTGCATAATAAGCAATCAACTGTATACAGTCCCACATACATATTATTTTGACTGATTTTATTATAATGTCATCAATTAACATTGTAATATTCATTAAATATTATATTTAATGAATAATATTTAAATGATTACATCTTTGTGCACAATAAGCAATCAACTGTATACAGTCCCACTGACATATTATTTTGACTGATTTTATTATAATGTCATAATTTAACATTGTAATATTCATTAAATATAATATTTAATGAATAATATTTAAATGATTACATCTTTGTGCACAATAAGCCATCAACTGTATACAGTCCCACTGACATATTATTTTGACTGATTTTATTATAATGTCATCAATTATCATTGTAATATTAATTAAATATTATATTTAATGAATAATATTTAAATGATTACATCTTTGCACACAATAAGCCATCGACTACATAGCATCACCACCCTCGCCAACTATTTTGAATAATTTTTTATATATAATTAATTAATTATATTTTGACGCATCTATATGCAGAATAAACATTAACAACTATTTTTGAATGATTTAAATAATTAATACATATTACATCATAGATTATATATTGAAAAATTGAAATTTAAAGTTATTATTAATGTTTTAATTTTAAATATATAATGGATCAAGAAAAATTTATATTAGAATCATCCAATAAATTTAAAGATATTTTTTCATATCAATCTTTAAATTATACAACAAATTATAATCAAGTTCAATTAACATGTAATAAACATTCAAATACATTTTCTATAAGTGCACGCTATCATTTGAAAACAGATTTCGGTGGATGCGAGTCGTGCAAAATAGATATCAAATTTAATGAATTGCAAAGACAATCTAATGAAAAATTTAATAATAACTTTTTAATTGATAGAAATACATTTATAGATACACAATCCACTATGTGTAAAATAAAATGTATAAAACATAATTATGAATTTGAAGTTTTATTATGTAATCATTTTAGGAATAAAACAGGATGTTGTGATAAATGCAGTTCAAAAACTGCTGATAATTTAAAACAAAAATTAATTGAAAACTCAAATTTAAAATTTAATAGTGAAAACAGAGATGAAGAAAATTTGCCACGAATATTATTTGATTTTTCTCAATTTAATTATACATCGTATAAAGAAAAAGGCAAAATTTTATGTGTAAAACATAATAACTTATTTGAAATCACTCCTACATTACATTTGAGATATAATTATGGTGGATGTGAGTCATGTACTCCAAAATATTATCCAACTAAAAAAGAAAAAAGAAATGAAATAAAATTAAACATAAAATTAGAAAAAGATGAAGAATTTAAAATATTAGACTTACCTAATAATAATAACTTATATAAGGTATCAAATTATGGAAAAATATTTTCAATTAGACTAAATGATTATATGAAAACCTATGAAAATAAAAATGGTTATACATTAATATTTTTACGAGATTCTGTTGGAGAATCAAAAAAATATAAAATTCATAGATTAGTAGCGTATTTATTTGTTGAAAATAATGATAATAAAGAATTTGTTGATCATATTGATGGTGTTAGAAATAATAATTACTATAAAAATTTAAGATATGTTAATCGTAGTGAAAATTCTTTAAATTCATATAAAAATACTATTTATTCAATTGAAAATCAAAATATAATAAAAATTAATAATGAAAATACTAAAGAAATTATAAATAATAGTAATTATAAAATTATAGGTACAATTAATAATAAAGATTTTTCAAATTATAAAATCAATGAATATGGAAATACAATCAATGTTAATACTAATAAAACATTAAAATATTTGATTAATGATGGCTATGCAACTATTTCTTTGATGGATACTATTAAAAATATACAATGTACATTAAAAGTGCATAGATTAGTAGCATATACATTCTTAGAACGACCTGAAAATTTTACTGATGATTTAGTTGTCAATCATATTGATAATAATAGATTAAATAATTATTATAAAAATTTAGAATGGTGTACAAGTGCTGAAAATACTACTAAACATTATACCAAAAGAATTTTACAATTAGATATAGATACCGAAGAAGTTATTAATGAATATAAAACTTTTCACGAAGCTTATGAAAAATTAGGTAAAGTATACGGATCTGCTATTTCTAAATCATGTAATGGTACTGGTTATAAAACAGTTTTTGGTTATAAATGGAAATTAATTCAATAATATTTATTTAAAATTATCATAAAATTCATTTTTAGTAACTATAAATACGAAAAAAATTTAACATTTAACTACCTATTTAGTATTATAAATCATTATACTATTAATTTTTTTTTAGATATTCTAGTGATAGAGAAAAAATTATCGACTTAGTTTTTTTAATAAATATATCAATTATAATATATGCAAAATTCTGAAATATGGTATTATAAATATTTAAAATATAAAAAAAAATATAAATTATTATTAATTCAAAGTGATTTTAAAAAAATTAAAAAACCAAAATTACTTAAACATATTTTATCAAAATATCCACATATTAAAAAAATTATAAATTTAATTTCTGATACTGATACTAATCTATCTGATCATAATATAACACTAAAAACTTTTATTTTATTAAAGCAAAATTTAAAATCTTATCTTTCCATGCCATGGGATTCTGATAAAAACCAGTTAATTACTGTTGAAGATTACTATAAACAAATTAATTATACATTTTCTGGAAAAATACCTATAAAATTAGAAAACTTGGAAAGTATTATATGTACTAAAAATCATATGCATAAATTATGTCAAAGTCATGGTGGTAATGTATTTGAACATTCACAATGGTCCTCTTTACATGTATGTTTATGGTTTGGGATTGAATTAGAATTAGTAAAAAATATGGATAAATTTATAGATATAGCTATAATTGCAGCATTTTTTCATGATTTAGGTAAAGCAGGTGATTGCTATTTTAATGTTTATGATAATAAAAAATATGATGATGGAAATGAATCAAAACATCCACAAATATCTGCAGATTTAATTAGTGGAAAAAAATTATATATTATAGATTGTGTTGAAAATATAAAAAGTAGAATAAATATTTCTAATATTATAAAAAAATTATTTAAATTAAATGATTATCAAATAAAAATTATATCATTTATCGCTTATATGCACTGGGAATTTGGTAAATTGAATATTAATGTTGAAAGCAAAACAAATAATGATAAAATAGAAAATTATGTAAAAGAATTTATAATTGGATTTAAATTATATATTAATGATAGTATAATTTCTTGTAACGATTCAAAATCTTGCATTACAAGTTCTACAATAGAATTAATAAAAATTAATTTAAAATTAATAAATCAATATCTTATACTAAAAGATTATATTGATATAATTAGCTTATTAAAATTATGTATTTTAATATCATGTGCTGATATTGCATCAGGAACTAATAAACGGCTTACAAATAATTTTCCTGATGATTATTTAAGCAAGTTAAAATATTTATCTAGTGATCCTTGGGTAAAATTTAATATGGATACAAATTATAAATTATATTCACAAAATTTAATTAATTATTTTCAAACTAATATACAATAGTACAAAGGCTATTCCTTGAATAATTATTCTTATTATCTTTAATTTCATTATGTAAATTAATTTATTTAATCTTACCAATAAAAAAATGAAATTATAATTTTCTATTAATTATAAATATTTTTTACCGTGCATATAAGGCCAAAAGATATAAAAAAAATATTAGATCAAAATAATTTTATTGAAAATGAAGATTTTAATCTAAGAAACGTTTCTGATTTTAAAAATTCCAATGGTGGGCGTGGTAATAAAAATGAATATTTTTTGCATCCACGATCATTTAAAATATGTTTAATGAGATCACTAAAAACTAAAATATATGCAAAATATTATTTACTTTTAGAAGAATGTATAAAATATTATAATGATTATCAAATTGAATTAAATAAAAAATACATTATTAAATTAAAAATCAAAAATTATTAAGAAAGATAGTAAAATTGATCATTTAGAAGAAAAATTAAATACTATAATTAAACTAAATGAAAAAATATTAAAAAATAATGAAGAATTATTAAAATCTAATAAATCAATGGAAAAATCATTAAATAAATCTAATTATAAATTAGACGAAACAACTCAAAACTAAAAAATCTTAGATTTTTTAGTTTTGAGTTCTTACTTCAAGAAAAAATGCTTAAGCATTTTTTCTTGATGAAACTTTAGAAAAATTAGATGAAGTTCATGAAGAATTAGATAATACTAATACTGAATTAGAAGATATTAATGATAAATTAGATAATACTGATAAAACTTTAAAATTAGTTGCAAAGAAATTAGATATAGCTGTTGAAGATAGAGTTGTTAAAACTAAAAGTAATTTAAAAAATGAATCCTTAATTGTAATGTATAATCCTAATGAAATATATAAATATACTGTAATTCATGCAAAGAAACAAAATGTTAATACCCGAATTGAAAAATTACAAAATAAAAATTATATTAAAATAGATGAATTATCATTATATAATGTACCTAATGCTTCTACATTATGGTGTTTAATAAAAGAAGAATTAAAAGAAGATATTGATAGTTGTAATAATCAATTAAATTTAATAAAAAATTAATGAAGTTCAATTTAAAATAAAAATAAATGATATTTATAATAAGCGTAAAACAATTTTAGTGTAATTAAAATTATAAGAATAACTTTTTATTTACTTGAAAATGAGATTATATAAAAAAAATATTATTAATATTTAATTAATTATTTACATAATTGGATAATTTTAAATCTTTAAATTCTAATTCTAAATCTTTATATTTTATTTGTGATTGTTGTTCTTGAATAATCATATCTTTTTTAAGTAAATCTAATTCATATTTATTTTTGTTATCTTTAATTTCATTTTGTAGTTCTAAAATTTTTATTTCTAATTCTTTTATTTTATCTTGTAAACCTTGTGTCGATCCAATATAATCATTACCTATATGTTTATATTCTCTTTTAACTGTTTTTAATTCTTCATTATTTAAAACTATTAATTCTTTTCTTCCGTCAATACTTAATATTTTATTTAAATTTTTAAAAAATTGTCTTAAATCATTTTCTGCTTCACTAGTATATTTAACATCAATAATATTAAATATTGATAAAAATATATTTACATTTTTTAATTTTCCATAATCATTATTATGTTCTATTAATCTTCGTTCTAAATCATCTGTAAATCCATATTTATATACAATTAAATTATTATCTATATTATATTGAATATTAAAAGTGTCTCTTAAATTTTTAACTGTACCTAATTCTAATAAATATATGCATGGAAATTTACTTGCATATGATTTAAAAACAGCACGATAAGATTTTATATTTACATTTAAAATTTCAGTTCCTAATTCTTCTTTCTTTTCTTCCGATCCCATTTGTATAGTAAATAATTTTTCTGTTGCCCATTTTATAAATGAGGATGTTTTATTATTTCTGGATACAAATAAAACTCTTAGCATACCTTCATATGTTAAAAATAATTCTTTTTTTATAGTTGTAGTTGCATTAGATTTTTGATTTGTTTTATCTGAATTTTTATCCGAATTATCTGTATTTTTATCCGAATTAATTACGACGCTATGGGAAATATTAGTCATAAAATATTTATAATCTTTATTTATTTTATATAATGTATCTTTATCAGTTATATTTTTATATAAATTAATCATACTAAATCCATTAGAAACATCCTTTACTTTAAAATAAATTTTATCTGATTCTCGTACCCCTCTAGTTTCAATATCTAATATATTTCCTTCATTATCTTTAAATTTTTCAACATCATTTAAATTAATAATTTCAGGCGCTTGTTCTATTCCATCTTCATTACTAATAATTTGATTAGAATTATTTAATTCTGGAATATCTTTAATTATATCTTCTTTAATCATTATTTTATCAAATTTAATACTTTTGCCTTCAGCTTGAATCCATGTATCGTTTATTAATTTTGCAAAAATATATTTGGTTTCATCTATATTTTTTGTTTTAATTAACTCACGTGATGACCTACATCTATGGGAGTAAATAGGTGCATTTTTTAAAATAAAATCACCAGGAACATAATTAATATTGTTTATTGTTACGATTTCCATTAATTATTATAGATAATATTTCTTTAAGTGTTTTTACAAATAAAAAAAATAATTTATTAGTAAAAAAATATAACAATTATTATTTATTTGCTAATAAATAATAATTAAATATTAATATTATTTTTAATATAATTAATATATTCACTATAATATTCTTTCTTAAATAATTCATTTGTTATTCTATAATGATCAAAAAATGTATGAACATTTCTTTCTATTAATCTAACATTTTTTGTATAAAAATAATCGATATTTATATTACTTCCATAACATGTTGTATATCTTGAATATAATGATGATATTGAAGCTCTCCACATTCCTATTTTCACTGCATTTAAAATATTGCTGGTAACAATATAAACACATCCATAATTATTAATTTCATTTTTATCAATATCAATTATATATTTATTAATAATAGTTTTATCAAAATTATCTAACCATTTTTTTATTATATAAATATTTTTATCAAATTTATTATTTCTTGATACATGAATTAATCTTAACATTCCTCTGAATGTTAAAAATAGTTCTTTTTTTATTTTTGTATTGTATTTACTTAAATCCTTCTTATCACAAAAATAATATTTATAATCAATATTATTTTTATAACACGTGGTTTCTTTAATAATTTCATTTTGTAAATAAATCATATCGAAACAATTAGATACATCTTTTACTTTAAAATAAATTTTATCTGATTCCCGTTCACCTCTTATTTCAATTTCAAATATATTATTGTTAACATCTTTAAATTTTTCATTATCATTTAAATAAAGAATGTTTGGTGCTTGTTCTATTCCATCATAATTACTAATAATTTGATTAGAATTATTTAATTCCGGAATATCTTTAATTATATCATCTTTTATCAATACTTTATCATATTTATTACTCTTTCCAGAAGATGTATACCATTGATTATTAATTTGTTTTGCAAAAATATATTTTGATGTTTCTATATTTTTAGTTTTAATTAACTCTCGAGATGTTCTACATTTATGGGAGTAAATTGGTGCATTTAAAAGAATAAAATCGCCTAGAATATTATGAATATTGTCAATTGTTATAATTTCCATTTTAACTTTAAAAAAAATCTTATTAGGTTCTCTTTCACCTCTAGTTTCAATATTTAATATATTATCTTCGTTATCTTTTAATTTTTCATTATCATTTAAATAAAGAATATTTGGCGCTTGTTCTATTCCTTCTTTATCATTTACAATTTGATTTAAATTATTTAATTCAGGAATATCTTTAATTATATCTTCTTTAATCATTATTTTATCAAATTTAATACTGAATCCAGATGATGGAATCCATGTATCATTAATTAGTTTTGCAAAAATATATTTGTTTGTTTCTATATTTTTTGTTTTAATTAACTCTCTACTACTACGACATCTATGGGAATATATTGGCGCATTTTTTAAAATAAAATCACCAATAACATAATTAATATTGTTTATTGTTACGATTTCCATTAATTAATATAGATAATTTCTCTTTGTGTTTTAACCAATAAAAACAAATAATTTATTTGTAAATAACATAATAATAAACATCATATATTAAAAAAAAATTTATTAATGGAAAAATAATGAAGGAAATTTATTTGATGATTTTATTAGACCTAATCAAAGTCTTTATTATTTATTTTTTTTTGATATCGAAATCTTTCATTAATATATATTAAAAAAAAATAAATAAGTATACAAATTAATATTATTATTTTATAGTGCTTATATCAAGTAATTCTTAATTAAACACATTTATATAAATTATATATTATTAATAATAGTTTTATTCATAATAATATAAAATTGTATTTTCTAAGTTGTAATTTAGATAATTTAAGTCTTAATATAATAAATAATGATATAAATTCATTATTAAATACAGTTTGTAGATCTTCACTTTCCAAAACTTCAACAATTATAATAATATCTTCATTATCAATATTTTTTCTAATTGCCTGTGCGGAATCATAAGATAAAGATTATGAATAAAATTTAATTTAAAATTTGTTGTATATTATTATATTTAACACCTTGTTCAGTTTCTGAATATTCTTTTACTCCATCAATATAAAAACAGTGATTATATTTAACAGATGGATTTCTTCTTTTTAATTCCATTTTAAAATTATCAATTAATTTAATTATTTCAACTGTTTTTGGTGCTAAATTATTATATAACTGATTAAATGAATTATTTATAAATATAGAATCAGTATATCTACCTTCATCATAATTTCTGATATTACATCTACTTTTTACTATATCAATTGGAACAAATACACCTATTAAATTTACATAAACTTGGTATTTACCCTTATAAGTTCTATTTATTGTGTCTATACAAAAATTCTGATTTAAACAAGGTGTATCATAAATGATATTAAATGCTTCATATGGATTAAAGTTTTGAACAATTGATCTTACTATTCCCAAACTACGTAACACAGAATCTTTATATGTTGGAATAAATTTTTCCTTATATAAATAAAAATTTAATATTAATCCATTAACAATTTTTGCTTCAATTACAAATAATTTTTTTTCATCTTCTGATAATGTATTATAATAATATTCACCAGTGATGATTTTTGAAAAGTCGTCAGAAAAAATTCTTGCGGCATCGGGATCTATAATTATTGTATTTTTTAAATCTATTTTTATTTCTTTATTATCTAACATGTTTTTTAAAATATGGCTTTTACCCGAACATGGTATACCATATAATATTATCATATTTCTTTTATTATTACTAATTGGAATTTTATCTTTTGTTATATAAGCTGTATATTCTGCATGTTTAAAATTATTATCTATTAGATTTGGACACACTTCGTCTAAATGTATATGAATACGATTAGGATCTTTTACAGGATGTATTATTAAATCTTTATCTGTTTCAAACTGTTTAATTAAACTATTTAATTTTTGTAATTTAATACTTTTTTGTTCAATTAATAATAATTTAGAATTAGTATTATCTGGTAATAATTCTCGTAATAATTCTAAAGTTATTACAGATTTATCAATAATTATAAAAGATGTTATATCTGGTATATAAAATTGTTTTTTTTCTATAGCTAATATTCTAAATTTAGATTTTATTGATATTAAAATATTATTATTATTACACGATCCTAAATAACACCAATTATTATTTGTTTTTGGCAAAAAAATTTTATAAATATGAAATACTTGTTTATTCAATAAACTATCATTATAAAAATTTACATCTGATAAAGAGCCTACAATAAAATTAGAAAAAGTTATTATACTACCTATTTTTGGTTGGTTTGTCAAGTTCTTATAATTTATTATTTGTGTTAAAGGATCTACATTTATTTCATACAAATTTGTTAGATTTATATTCATATATAAAATGTACAAATTATCTATAAATAAATCATGTAATATTTGATAATTTGTACGAATATAATTTATACATTTAATTATTTTTTTTTGTTCTTCTATTTTAGTTAAATTTTCTTCATCAAAAATATAATTTTTATCAATATCTGAATTAGTTATTAGATTTCTATATTTAGTATTAGTAATATAGTTTTGACAAGTATGACTAATCATAAATTTATTAAAATCAGCAAACTTATCCTTTTTTATTTTGGGATATAAAAACATTTTTTTAATATCAGATAAAAACCAAAACTCAGAATAAAAATCATCAATATCTGGGAAACAAAAAGTCGGATATATATTTAATAATCGTATCAATTCATGTTCATCAATATTATATTCAATATTAATTATATTATTAATAGAATTATTAATTATATAATAATAAATTAAAATATAACTCAGAAATGAATTATTTTTAAGGTCTGTCAATTCTAAAATTGAATCTTTAAAATAATATACTCCTTGTTTTGCTCGATGAATCTTTAAATTGTCTATTAAATATTCTAATGTATTTGTTATTTTATTACCTCCTATTATTTGTTTTACGCTTGAATTAATTTCTTTTAAATATTTGTTTTTATATTTTAAATATTTATAGTTTTAATCCATATAAATAGAAATTGAAAAAAAAATTATTTTTTTATAAAAGTTCAAAATTTGTTTGATGCACATTTTAAACAAATAAATTAAAAAGTATAGTTATTTAATTTAATACTTTACAAATATAAATTAAAAATTTAATTTATATTTTTTCAAATCATTTAAAGTTTTTTATATATTTTATATTAATATTGTTAGCATGTCAAATATTAAAACTTTATTAAATAATAAAAAATTAAGAACTACTAAAGGATCGTCTTCCAAATATAAAGAAATTAAATATCAATCCAAAGAATCGTCAACATTAGATAATAAACATCGTCAAATGGTAAAATATTTTATTAATAGAAAAAATAATGAAGAAAATATTTTAGATGAAATTAAAGAGATTACATCAGAAATTACAGATATAGATAAAAATAAAGATAAATTTACAATGGATATAATAAATAGACGTGCTAAATTATTGGATACAAAAGAAAATTTAGAGATGCAATATAAAAATATAAGTCAAAATTATGATGAAATGGATTATTATGATATAGTTGGTGATTTAATAACAGATTATTATGATTTAAGAGATAATAAAAAAACAGAAATTAAAGAATCTAAAAATATTTTAGATTTTTTATCAAATAAAAAAAAAAATAATGTAGCTGAAAATAATAATAAAGTTAGTTTATTAGAAAAATATTGTCAAATTGTTGATGGATTAAAAATATCTAGAGATGATGGTTCAAATCGAATAAAATATTGTTTAGATTGTAATATTGAAAAAATTTTAGATATTTCAGAAAGTGCTTATGTATGTCCATGTTGTGGTGATAGTGAAATGATTATACTTGATGAAGATAGACAAATAAAAGATTATTCTCCATATAGAAGACTTAATCATTTTAGAGAATGGTTGAATCAATTTCAAGCAAAACAAACACCTGATATTCCAGAACAAATATTTATTGATATTGTAAAAGAATTAAATAAAAATAGAATTAATGATTTATCTACATTGAATAAAAAAAATATGAAAATAATTTTAAAAAAATTACAATATAATATTTATTATGAGCATGTTGCTTATATTATTAATAAATTAAATAACTTACCTCCTCCGAAAATTACACGTGATATGGAGAAATTATTCATATCTATGTTTTATAAAATTCAGGATCCTTGGGAATTGAATAAGCAGCCAAATCGGAAAAATTTTTTATCGTATAGCTACGTTCTTCATAAATTTTGCGAATTATTAGAATTAGATCATCTCTTAGATTGTTTTCCATTGCATAAAGATTCAGATAAGATAATGGAAAATGATTTAATCTGGGAAAAGATATGTAAGCATCTAAATTGGGAATATATTTCATCATTTAAATAGTTATTAAATGAAAAACCATCATATAGAAAATTATTAAATTTAATATACGAAATTATATATAACTTGTTAAATTTAACATTTTTGTAAAAACAATCTAGAGTGGTTATCTAATATTATACTATGACTGAAATTGATACTGAATTATATAATATGTTAAATAATGAATTTACTAATACCGAACAACAAATATTTTTGCAACACTTTAAAGGATTTTTAAATAAAGATAATGAGTTTATAATTAACATTGAATTTGCATTCAAATGGATAGGATTTTCAAGAAAAGATCATGCTAAACGTTTACTCGAGAATACCTTATTTTAAATACTGATTATATAATAAATAATGATGATATTACATCGTTCCTTCTAAAAGTTGAGAATAATAAACCAATTAAGAAAGATGTAAAATTAAATGAAATAATTTTAATGACATCAAATTGTTTTAAACAATTATGTATTCTAGCACGAACTGAAAAAGGTAAACAAATAAGAATTTATTATATTAAAATGGAAGCAATTATGATAAATTATTGAAAACATAAAAATGAAAAAAATATATATGGAACATTACACGGGCCTAAATATTTTGGAGGTAAATGTTACAGTAGTGGACCAAAAAATATGTTTAATAAACCGTTATATAATGATTTTTATACTTATTCAATCGAATGGAAACCTAATATAATAAATTGGTATATTAATGATACATTATTTTTTACTGCAACTAATGAAAATCTAAAAAAAATTAATAATAATTATAATTGGATATTTAATGATAGATTTTTTTATTTATTAGTTAATACTGCAGTTGGAGGAAATTTTGGTGGTGCATTTCCAAATAGCATAAATTATATTTATAAGAATTTACCTAATTATAATGAAATGATAATTAAACATATTAAAATTTATAAAACTATTGATGGTTACGGTGAAATTAAAATATGATAGATATTAATTAATTTTTTTTTATCTAAAGAAAAAAAATATATTAATATCTAATTTATAAATATGATAGATTTATTTTTTTGTTTGTCATTAATACTATTAATAATTTTAATTATTATGATAACAATATATATTACAAAAATAAACTCGCAATTTTTTTTAACATGTAAAGATATTAGAGATATTCAAAATAATCAAAAAATAAAAAATAATATTAATAATGTTTATGATTTTAAAATATCTCGAGAATTTGATAAAATGTTTAATAATAATGATATATTAAATCAATATCAAACATTCAATAATGATGATGAAAATATCAAAGTTAATATAAATAATTAATTTTTATTTAAATAAACTTATTTAAAGATTATTTATATATTTTATATTAATGACTAATATTGATTATTTAACGGAAGATAATATTTTACCTGATAATCAAAAATTTGTTTGTTTATCATTTTTAACTAAAACTGATGATGACACGCAAAAATTTAATATTAAAGGTGGAATAAAAATTAGAGGAGTATTTTCAACTTATGAATTGGCATGTGAATATGCTAAAAAAGTACAATCTATTGATACATATTTTAATGTTTATGTTGGTGAAATGGGTAAATGGCTAGAATTTGATCCTGATCCCAATTCAATTAAAGAATCAGAATATGCGAATGAAGAATTAAATAGCATGATGAAATCGTATTTAGAAAATCAAGAAAAAGCTAAAATTTTCCATGAACATAGGAAAAATGAATTGATTAGAAATAATATTTTAGATAATTTAAATACTAGACGTGATAATTTAAAAGATTTGCACACTAAAATAAAAGAAGCAGTAAATGAAGATGAAAAACAAAAATTAGAATCTAGTGTAAATTCAATTGAAGACCAAATTAAAAAATTAGATGATAAAAAAAAGAATTTAGATAAACAAATTGAAGAATTAGATAATCAGTTACACTCATTTAAACAACAGCCACCATCAAATCCAAAAATAATTACCAGAGAAGATTAACTAATTTTATCAACAGTAACACGTAATGTATTTCTTTTATTTACTATCAATGATTCTGGATTAAATACTTCTATATTTTTGTCCCAATTTTCATTATATGATTTATTATGAAAATCGCGAAATTTTTTGGTTCCGATTTTAAAAGTAGGTACTTTTTTTGCTTTATACCAAAATATTTTATCTGTTATATTTTTACTATGAACTCTATTATTTATAACTAAAATACCATAATTTTCAGTTAAATCTGAAAATACTTGTTGAAAAATATCAAAAGTTGGAAATATACCAGCATAATGATCATATAATCTTTTTCTATTTGTTATTTGATCTTCAGCTAATAAAAAAATATAATCAAAATTAGATCTCATTTCTGGTGGAATTCCTAAGGAAAATTGCATTGTTAATATAAATGAAATATGATGATGTCTACCATTAAAAAATAACTCTAAAATATTTGGATCTTTTAACCATGTGCCTTTTGAACTCATACAATCATCCATTATTAACATTAATGAATCATCCTTAGGTGGTTTGCCTGATTTAATTCTTCTTTTATTATCTTCATTCATTATAGATTGTCTATTATAAATTCTAGTTAGAACATCACTATTATATTCAGAATATATATATGAATCTGGTATAAATTCTGAATAAAATGAATTTAATTTTTCAGTTCGACTTATAGCTACTGCTGCTACTATATTTTTTTTTTGAAACATAATTTCTCTAGTCAAAAATGATTTACCTGTAGCTCTTTTAGCAATCATTGCTATTGTGCAATGATCAACCATTTCATTTATATTAAATTTTTTAATAGGTAATCTTGTTGCACCAAAGGAAACTTCTTTAATTGTCATTAATTATTAATTAGAAAATTATTTTTCGGATATAATGTATCAATATAAATTTCTTGATTATATAAATTATTTGAATTATTTGGTTCAATAGGATTACATATAATATTATCATACAAAAAATCAAATACATTTAAAATAAATCCTACGAAAGCACCAAAAAATATAGGTAATTTATATTTATCATAAAATGTTAATCTTTGATTATTATATTTTTTATCATCACAACTTTGTAACCATAATGTTATAAAAAAAGTAAATAATATAATTAATATTTGTTTAGTTATTAAATTCATTAAAATAATAAAGAAAAAAATTATATATTATAATTTTTTAGAATATTATGATTAAATTAAAATCCAAACAGATTTTAATTTAATCATTAAAAAAATTATCTAATTAATATTATTATGAATAATATACTGCAATTTAATATTTTAAATGCTGAAAAAATAATTAAATATATTTTAATAAGTTTTGTAATAATTTTATGTTTAAAATATATTCCAGAAAATCCTTTACAAACAAAAGATGCTATAATTGTTTCTTTTGCAGCATCTATCATTTATGCTGTGATGGATATGATATCCCCTACAATTAAAATTTATAATAATAAATCTAATAGTTGTATTAAATTATAAAATATAATCTAATAGTTGTATTAAATTATAAAATATAATCTAATAGTTGTATTAAATTATAAAATATAATCTAATAGTTGTATTAAATTATAAAATATAATCTAATAGTTGTATTAAATTATAAAATATAATCTAATAGTTGTATTAAATTATAAAATATAATCTAATAGTTGTATTAAATTATAAAATATAATCTAATAGTTGTATTAAATTATAAAATATAATCTAATAGTTGTATTAAATTATAAAATATAAT